ACCACATACCTAACATATATGGATCCAGAGCAACATCTTTGTGTTCCCAGTTAATTCCAGAAGATTTGAATGTATATAGGTTGTCTTGAACATATTTAGATAGAGATAGATATTTCTCAATCGTAATATCAATTACATTGTCATTGTCCATTTCCGATTCAAATATACGCAATTCATTCTCATTATCGAAATATTTATATTTATATTTTAATTCTTTTTTATCAAACCAAGTGAATCGCTTCTTTTCTCTGTGATTACTAACACCTTTATATCGCTTAACTTTCAAAGTTAGAATATGATTATCGGTGACGGTATAACACATGAAATTCTTTTTGGTTGGAATGATTTCGTACATCATTTTATTTCCCGAACAAGTGCTTTTCACCCGAACAGCATTACCTTTGTCATCAATTAAATAATCACCTACCATAATTTCGTTTGCTTTTTTAATCATACCATTCCACAATAATATAGGCGTCTCTGGATCAAAACACTCCGCCGGGCAAATCATGCCAAATTGACTGTTCTCCAGCTTACGAGGTTGTACCAGCTTGCCACTCTTCTCCATCGGCGTATTGATACGCCTCAGGTGAGAAAGGGTTGATAGGTACGACATACGGTTTAGTACCTGAGCTACACCCTGCCGTATGTTTTGGAAAGTACCAATGGTCTTCACACCCCAATTACCCGTAGAAAGAGCATACCTCAACCCAGTCTCCAGCAGAGTTGGTTTGAAGAACTTGTGTACATTGTTCGGCGTGATAAGATTCGTATGGGTGTCGCTGTTGGCACGCCATAGGTTCAGCTCACGAGTAACAAGATTACGCATTTCCTTCACCATCTTGCTGTAGCATTGACGGAACAGATTGCTCATCAATACACCCGTCGTGTCAATACGCTTGTGAAGATAGCTATCACGGTTGTCATAATCCTGATAACCAAGGAAGATGCGGAACAGCTTCCGCATCATATAACCGAGATAGAGAGCCTTGCGACGGAAAGAAGTACCTACATGAGGCAGGAAGTCATTGGAGATCATATTGTGAAGAATCTGCCGTGCTACTTCTGGTTTCTCCAAGTACTCACGAGGGGTTCCAGAAGTGCCAATCATCTTCAATAGGATCTGTTGAGCATCCTCTTGTGTATGAACATCACTGCCGTCTTCACAACAAGCCATGAGTTCCGTCATCATACGCTGATTTTTCGGGCTTTCAATATCAAATACGATGTAAGAGATAATATCACGATCTTTTTCAATTCCCAAAGCACGGAACATCGTGAAGACCGGAATCTCCGAGCGCAAGAAGGTAGTATTCATACGAACCAAATGTCCCAAATGATTCGGCTTGGCACTTAGATGGATGCTCGTTGTCTTCGGGGGTAAGAAGACACCATCCGGCATAGAACGGATCTCTGCCGATAGTCCATCTGAGTTGGTCGTGGGAGCAAATACAAGTGTCTTGTTCTCACTGATACGATCTTGACAGATGACTACCTTTTCGTTTCCGTTAATAACGAAATAACCACCCGGATCATATCGGCACTCGTGCTTACCATCTCCATCGGCCAGATTCGGCATCTGGGTGAGCACACATCCCTTTGAGCGCACCATCATAGGAATGCGACCAATACAAACCGAAGGCACCGTATTCTCGTTTCTCTCCGTAACTCCATCCTTATTAATCACATCTGTGACCGTGTGAATATCCACATATAGATTGGTTGCATATGTAAGATTATTCATACGAGCAAGATGAGGCGTCATAAGCATCTGTGACCCATCCTGTGTCTGGTACATCGGTTTTGTAATCGATGGTTGTAATATATTAATATTGATTTTATACATAAAGTCTCCAATTTCTTCATTGTAATTATGAAATATCTGGATGGAATTAAATCCCTGAATGATTTGAACTAATTTTTTATCAAGAAACTCGTTATAACTTTCAATTTGGTGTTTTACAAGAACATTAGCACTATCGCTCCCCCCACTATTGTTAAAGTAGTTATCAAGGATATCCCAAGTAGGGATATCATGGCTGGTGTGTTTTACGTCGGCAGATGACATGATTATTTATGTTCTACTTACACATTCACACTTTCAATTTTTAATGTGTTATTGTTTATATCATTTGCGTTTTCATTTCTATCATGAAAATGATAGTAATTTTTCACAAACAAATACAATAGTATAAAATATATAAGGGATTATATCCCATAGAGTATAATAAGAAACAGAGATTGAAAAGGAGAAAAGGTGAAAAGGTGAAAAGGTGAAAAAATAAATAAAATGTCGCAGTATTTCTCAGATGATACAGATGATGCAGATGATGTAAAATATAATAAAGATATTGCTGATGATATTGACAGTTGCTGTATTAATCAAATGAGAACCAATAAGAAAAGAAAGAATGATCATAAGGGGTCGCCAATTATTTGGCAATCTGAAAAAACAAAAATACCGGCACCTCCTCCAAGACCATTCAAAGATATGCCAGATGAAACATTTATTCTATCAAATGGTACGGAACTAATACGAAGATCAAAACTTTGTACCATTACAAACGATCATTATGAATACAAGGCGACAAAATTAGATGATTTTCTTGCCCTGGCTGATTATTATGATGATGAATTTGATCAAAAAAAGACGTCTAATATTAACCTTCCTATAATTTCTCGTATGGCACCTCATTTATACGAGTTGAATAATCTTATTGGAATGGAACAAGTAAAAGAACAAGTCATGTCATTTGTACTTTTCTTTATACAGTCGCTGGATGATGTAAATCATGAAATGCTTCATTCCGTAATCTATGGTAGTCCTGGCGTGGGAAAAACACGACTAATATATATATTGGCAAATATCTTTTCAACTTTGGGTATAACGGAAGAATCAAAAGTTATCTTTGTCAAAAGAGCGGATCTAATTGGTCAGTATCTTGGTCAAACTGCTGTAAAAACAAAAAAGGTTCTTGAAGAAGCCCGTGGGGGCGTACTGGTCATTGATGAAGCATATTCACTTGGTGATACAGAACAGCGTGACAGTTTTTCACGAGAATGTATTGATACTTTGAATCAATATCTGTCGGAATGTCGCAGAGATCTTATATGTATCATAGCAGGATATAAAGACGATATGGAAGGGAGATTCTTTAAGACCAATGCTGGTCTTAAAAGGCGATTTGCTTTCAAATATATTATTCCAGATTACAATTCGCAACAATTGTGTGAAATATTTATACAAAATGTAAAACGATTTGGATGGAAAATAAAAGACGCGACTACGTTAAACACGTTTTTTGAAGAAAATCACGAATATTTCCAGAACAATGGAGGGGATATGGAAACCTTGTTTGGTAAAATTAAATTTGAACATGCTCGTCGTGTATTTAGTGGCAGTTATAATGAACGCAAAATCATTACGATGGAAGACATAGAAGCAGGAATGTTAAAATTTCTTGAAAACACAGGAGGAAATGATGATAAAAAAGATCCTATTCCTATGTTTATGTACACTTAAACATTAAACAGCCCTTTTCTTCTTAATAATTTTATTTTTATTTTAATTATTTACTCCACGGATGACAAAGATTATGAAAAAAGTAGAATATAATTCAGGGGGTCACGTACATCGGGATGCTGTAAAAAGAATTATGGGAGGTAATTGTTCACATGTGTGATTAAGTAATTATTACTTAATTAATTAAATTTTGATCTTGAATTCGGCTTTGTTTTTGATTTAGGCCTGGACAACGGGCTTTACCGAACTGGCGAAGTGCCCCTTGATGGCTCGCTGAAGAGTAAAGAAGGACAGGATCTCTCCGGGCTTGAGGACCAGGATCTTCTTCAGGTTGGCATCAGGGTTGATGATGCGACGGTTCGTGGGATCATACAGATTGTGCTCCTTGACATACAGGTTGATTGATCGTGTAACCTCGGTACGGCTCATCATGGATCCCTTGGAGACTCCAAGGAAAGCACACAGCTCATCGGAAATCTTAGTGGGCTTAGCGAAGCCGCTGGGAGTGGTACGAGCAGAGATCTTCTTGCGCTCCTGCTTGTCAACCACCTTCTTCATCTTGTCATAGGTCTTCTGGAGAACCTTCAGGTTGGACTGGATCTCCTTGAAGAGGGCAACGGCCGCGGCAAGTTTAGTAAATACGGCGTCGAGAGGGTTCTCGGCCTCGACGGGAGAATCAGCAACAGGGAGAACAGCCGAAACAGCAGCGGGTGCCGCCTCGACAGTCTTAGCAGAAGACTTAGTCTCAACAGTTTTGGCAGCGGGCTTGGTCTCGGCGGCTGGCTTGGGTGCCTTCTCTTTCACTTCCTTTGCGGGAGCAGAAGGAGTGGCGGGGGTAGACGCTGTAACGACAGGGGCTTGGTTCTTTTTAGCAACCATATTTGTATCTGGATACTCAAAAATATGGGATATCCTTTAAATCATTTTGTTTCTTTTTTAAAATTTTAGCTCGATGTACAGTGCGGTGCGTTTGGATTTTCTATTTTTTTACAGATATTAAGGAATTCAATTAATATAGTTGGATCTTGTTTTTCGATAGATTTCCATGAATCTTTTGTTGGCAAACAAACTTCTAACATCACATACAAACTGCCCTTATTTCTCAAGCCAATCTTATCAAATACAATCGGTTTTTTCAAATTCGCAAAGGCTGGAATATCAAGACAAATTTGACGATCTACCATTTTTCCAAGTTTTGGAAGAGTTTTAGAACAACCTGTAAGATATTCAGTAAGTGTAATTGGCATGGTCGTATAAAGGTCCCATCCGCCAAGAGACGTGTCCCAATAATAAACAGGGTGTTTCTTTGCTTCCATTTTTAGAATAACTATATGTTTTTGTTTATTGAATTGGTGTTCGTAAATCATTTCTGGAAAGCTATTAAAATCAATATCCACAAAGAATGAATCTTTTGGATAATCTTTTAAGAACAACCGAACACGACGCGTTGATCGCGTATGAACTTCTTCCAATGTAACCGATACATGAAAGATGTGAGGATCCGTCGGTATTTCTGTTTCGCTTTGTGATCTTTGCTCTCTTTGAGCGCTTTGATAGCTCTTTGCGCTGTCATAACTACTTGTATCTACATCGCTACTTATATCACTATCATTATCACTATCACTGTCACCGACACCTTCATTCGAATAAGTTGTTTTGGTTTGAGCTTGAGCTTGGCTCATACGCTCCATCGCGACTTTAGCTATATCCTTGAAAGTTTCTTTCATCACATTACCGAGAATCGTCATTAAGCTCTGGTCTCGTATCATGGATTCCACGCGTTCCCACATACCTTTCCATTTTTCATAGTCTTCATAGGCGTTAAACTCGCATCCGTTTTCTCGTGCCTTTGCTATGTCCATGGCGACCTGATAAGCGACCGTAACTTCCTTAAAACGGTCTTCGCGCTCTTTGCGTTGTTCCGGAGTAAGATCCGCGGTATGCTTATCAGGATGAAGTGTCATTGCCAATTTTCGGTATTGTAATTTTATGTCTTCGGCAGTGGCTGTCCGCGCGATCCCAAGGATCGTCCATGGATCTTTTCTATCTGTCATTCTGTAATTTCATACTATGAATATACTACTATGATATTGCTATAAATGATAATAATGATAATAATGATTTAAAAATTAGTTTAAAATAGCTTGTAATGTTACTTCAACGATTAAGCACTTATGTTACGGAACCAATGTATCGAAATGATTGCTATGTAAATGACGAATATACGGTTTTAAATTATGGTCTTTCTGAAAGTCAAAAAAGAATTCTGGATGTATTGTCCTTAGGAAGTTCGCGAACGATTCAGGTATATACGGAATACTTTCCTTGGCAGGAATTTGAAGAACTTCTTGGAGAACATCTTAATTATGCTATAAGAGCATCTGTCAAAAAAACAAATCTTGCTGCTGCACGTGGAGAAATATGTCCTATAACCATCTTTGAAATGTATGTACAAAAATATAGAGCGTTTTCGTTTGCCTAATATATAAACTTTATGTTATTAAGGGAGACAAATCATTTAATTCATCAATAAATAATTTTGCTTTACTAATAATATTTTCCTCTGTATCATACCAATATTCTATAGTTTTACTGTGTATACTACTACGTGATTGTCCATATATATTGGCGAACATTCCCTTGTCCACAAGCTCATCTAATTTCGCCATAATCACAGAAGATGTTATATCTACACTACGGGCAAAAGCATCTGTCTCATGTGGCGGTATATCTCCACGATCCGCCTCATTTACGTATATATTCATGGGAATAAATCCTCCGGTTTCATAATAATATGTTTTGCTTATTGTTCCAATGCTTCGTATATATTTAATTTGATAAAAGGGTCTTCTAGAATAATTTTTATCATTTTCATACGAAACAGTGTAATTTGGAGTATTACCCGTCCCCTTCTTATAAACATAAACTTGTTTTATATCTAATTTGATATTTGGTATTTTATTTGATTTCTGTTTTGTAATTGGATTTATTACATTTATATCGATATATTTCATTTTAGGCATTATCATTTCTTCAATCTCAGTTTCCGTGATTTTACTCTTCGTCGCAGGATCTCTTGGAGGCTTATTATTAGAAATATCTACTTTAATAGATTTAAATATACTCTCTACATAATAACATGATTGTTTTCCTTCTTCATTTTTCGCTCCTACATGCACAACAAGCTCAAGCTTCTTCCGTTTCATCGTTTCAAATTCTTGCAAGGTTAGTATATCCATTGTATCACGACATACTTTTCCAAGTTCTGTAAGTATTTCTGCTCGTGTCCTTTTTGGAAGGACAGGTAAACCTACTGGAATTTCCAAACTTTTGCTACGCCAAGCAGCTTTTGACTTCTCTTCTATATCGCTACTTTCGGAACTTTCAATTTCTTTATGCATAACAATGCCTTCTTTTAGAGCTTCGATTTCAAATAAACAAGATTGTAAATTCTTACGAGTCCCCTCGTCTAAATATATCTTCCTTCTATTTTTTGTTTCGGTATCTAAGATGGACACTGATTTATCTATCAAATCTGTTACGATTATTTGAAGATTTTCTAATATTTTAATTTTTCCTTGTTCATTATAATTAATATCTTGAAATCCAGTAATAAATTCAACAATATTATTTATGATCGATATAATTGAACTATTATCATAACTTACATAAAAATTCTTTGTATTTTTTACATCATATGTGTGAACTTCATACATAATTTTTTGAAAATATTCTTTATATTTTTCGGTTGTATCTTCCAAATTTGAATTGGCAGATGTATCTTTAATCACAATTGCAATCACCATCACTTGCATAAGAAAATCATTCTCGCATTTTTTCAATAACAAAGGAATTAAAGGGTGTTCAAAATTGATATTTTGATAATTAAATGGATTTCCTACATTGTTAGTTTTTATTTTATTTATCGTTCCATCTGCGTTATATATAGCTTTGGATGAAGAATTATTTATTATATGTTTACACAATCTAGCACCATTTATATTGTTTGGAATCGTAGTATCAATAAATTGTTTTTCAAGATCTTCAAACAGCTCTTTGGGTAAGATCTTTTGACATTTATTATATAATTTGATATGTTTTGTACTTGGAATATCAATCTTTGAATCATTTTCGGGATCGTTTGTTTGATTCTGTATAAACGTTTTACACGTTGTTTCGTCCTTCGTTTTATGTTCTTGTTCTTTTTTTATTTTTTCTTCTATGAAACGGGTGTTATCATATTTTTCTGTCATTTCGTCCAGGAACTCTTTTTTGAATGGTTGTGGGTTTTTTTCCAGACCATCCAAGAAATCTTTCCCCATGACAATCATACAATTATCCACAATTGTATAGAAGGTATCTGTATATCTTGTTATTTTATTGTTTGTTTTTGGATTTATCTTTGGATTTTTTAAAAAATTTTCACACATTTTCAGTGTATATCCATTCGAAATAGATGGTCCCGTATGGGAAGGAGATGTTTGGCGTGATCGAGGAGGAGACGATGGGCCCGCTTTGTCTGAGGGGGAGGGAGGGGGTGGCATATCTGTAAATAAAGTACGACGAGCACCCATTGCCATACGAGGTTGATCTGTAAGTTCGCGAGTAGGATTTCTTATGGGAGCGTTTGGTGTTTGTATTTGATTGTTAGCAGGAGGAGTTGTCTCGCCTGTCTCTGGTGTACCTGGTGTATCTGGTGTATCTGGTGTATTTTCATCACTCTCTACACCTCCTCGTTTTATGCTTCGACCTAATTCGCTGAGAATAATTGCGGTTCGTTGTTTTCGCGCCTTCTTCTCCGTGAGAGGATGTTTACTAAAGCATCGTTCGGGTTCATCGCGCTTACATACTTTGTAACCCACTTTCCCCTTTTCTTTTGTTTTTTTTAGAATATAAGGCATTTGTCGTATCTATATTTATTTTATAAAATTATAAACATAGTCATAGTCAAAATAAAAATAAATTTTGTAAATTAGTAATTTGAATTTTTCATAAATTATCACTCTCAAGTCTCATAAAGGAGTACTGTTGAAATACGAGCCCCATATCTTTTTCAAGAGCATCTTGATTTTTGTATGGTTCATTGGCGGGATCTGGAAACATCTCTGAATTCCAAGCATACCATTCATACTGATAAGGATTTTGACGAGTCATAATAATATCTGTTTGTAAATGAACAATCATCATATCAATCACACCAAAATTTTCTTCGTGTGGATATTGTGTAATCATCTCATAGATTTTTCGAACACCATCCAGTGTAATAACATAGGCATTCAAGCAATATACAGGTACTTGAGATATATGCGTACTTGGATATAGATTTCCGCAATGATGTCCCATAAAGATCATATCTGTCGTTTTTGGGGTATAATCATAATATCGCGGGGCAAGACTTTCCCAATAGGTATGAAATAACATATCATCTTCAAAAATAGTACAATAGGGAATTTGATTATCCAGCATGTGTTTCCATAAATTTAGATGCGCGAGCATGACGGCGGCAGGATGCTGTCCAAATATCTTGCGATGGGATGGAAATGGATGTAATGCCCAGTTTTCTTCAAGTTCTTCTTGGATTTCACGATCTACGCCATGAAACATGGAAATGTTTGTAAAACCGGCGCGTCTTGCTCGTCGGGCACAAATATCATACCGATCTCGGTCCATGCTGATAATAAAAGTGGGCGCGGTTATCACATCTCCCCAATGTTCTGGTAGCATTTTCTTGTTTATCTTATTAATCTATGTTGTGAAATGCCTTATATTCTGTTTCTTTATTTCTTTATTTCTTTATTTCTTTTTCCATAGTTTTCTTTATTTTGGCAGAAAGTTTCTGTATTCCAATGTCCAGCTTTTCAAACTCTTTTGAAAGTTCTTGTTCTGTCTTGTTGCTCTCGGCAAGTTTGATGTATTTCTTGTAGAGTGATGCTAATTTCTTTTCGTATTCGTCAAGGGCGGTGGCATTTTTGTTTGGATTACCTCCAACTCCTGCCGTTATTCCTGTTTGGACTGAATATGGGAACACGAGAGGGTTTCGTACAGGTATGGATGATTCCGTGCGAAGACTCGTGAGATATGTGGGGCGATTGGATTTTGAAGCAGGACGAGGGGACGAGGCAGGTCGTTCAGAAAGAGCACGATAAGATGAGACAGACCTTTCTGAAACAGAACGACGAGATGAGGCAGGTCGTTCCGAAGCAGGGCGTTTTGGTATTATTAACGGGGATGAATCCGCTTGTTTTTCTTGTTTTTTCAAATATTTCTCTGCGTTTTTGCGAATCCATGTGGCGTATCGTTCCATCGTGAATGGTGATCCTTCGAAGGACACGTTGCTTAATTCAAGGAAACGCAGAACAGTATATTGGAGTGGTGTGCTGTATCCGTATTTCGTAATGTGTTTATTTTTAAGGTAATCGTTCATATGTTCTACGAGTTTTTGGTCTATCTTAAATTCCGTAGTTTTAGGTTGGTCCTTTTCAGTTTGTAGATTATTTATATAATCTATCAATTCACGCAGATAATCGCGTGGTCCTTCCAGAGATCTCTCGTAAATATATTCAATTGCAATATTCATAAACTTTTCATTTGAAATCTTTCCTCCTTTCATTTTCCTTTCACCACCACCTCCTTGTCCTTGTCCTTGTCCGTGTTTTTGTTTTTTAGATTGTGCTAATGTTGTAACCATATCAAGAACTGTAGAAATATCATATGTTGTAAATAATTCTCCATATTCACCATATACTCTATAGAATTTATTTCCTTCTTTATCTTTTGATTCTTCTACATGCGGCACTCCTTTTAGTGATTGTGTGGGCGATGCTGCTTTTCTTTTTGTTCCTTGTGCGGCGGGGGGTTCTCCCATTTCGTCATATTTAGGGGGCGGAGCTACGAGGGCGGCGGCTGGAGCGGGAGATGTCGTTACTGGTGCTGGTGGTTGTGGTTGTGGTGTTGGATTAAAGATATAATAATGAATTATATAGTTATCAGTTGCTATTGGTTTTTTTTGGAATACTGTTTTACAACCAATATGTATAGCATATAATGCAGCATTTGCATCGGTTGTTAAAAAGACACAATTCAATGCTTTGGCAGCTTGCGCTGTAATTCTATCACCTCCACATTTCAAGTCTGTTATTAATTTTATTTTATCCATATCGTCTAAGTCTTGTTGATTCATCCCACAGAATATATCATTTACAAATGAATTTGTAAAACAATTTATAATTTCTTTTAATTTTTGCTCTAGTTGCTGGTTTTCTTGGTGGTTTGATGTACAAGTATCTAATATAGATACAAATTTTGTAGTTCCTGTATCAGGTACTATTTTTTCTAAAAATTCTTTAATTATAAAATTTATATTACTAATAAATATATAGTTACTGTTATTGATATTCATATATAAAGATTTATTACTTACATCTAAGTTATCTATAAAACTTAGATCATTATTCACTTTACTTATGTTATACTTAGTTTCTGGTTGTTCTTCTATATTACTTAATTTATTATCGCCGATTTCAGCATTATCATCAAATATCTTTCCAATACATGATATAGTTCTTCCTCTTTGTTTTAGTATTTCTTCTTCTAATCCTTTTACTCCGACATTGCGAATTGATTTATAATTATTATTATTATTACTATCTCCAAAAATTTTTACAAGTATAGGGTCAACTGCTCCTTTAGCAGTAACCAAATTATTGCCAAAAAGATAACTATATATTGGACCACCCATCCACCCTTTTCCACTTTTATAATGTCCTGCAATTATTGTATAGTGTTTCAAAGAAGTGTTTATACTATTTATTTTATAATTATTTATAGTGCCTTCCACCGTAAAGTCTATCACAGCATGAGAATGAGCGTTATTTCCAGTTGTATTTTCATCCCAATAATAATTTTTAAAATTGTTAAACATACTTTCAGTGGTGTTTTTATAGGATGCTAATAATTTGATTGTACTTGATGAATATTCTCGAGGTATAAGTGGATTCATATCTGATTGAGTATCTATTATATATTCCCAATCAAGATGCTTAAAATCTTTCTTTTTATCCATAAATTTATGAAATTTTCTATAGTCTTTCATTTCTTGTGTAAGATTTTCATCTGGAAGAACAATCGCTCTAGATTCAAGTGGTATCTTTTTACATATTAATTTTTTTATTAGATTATTATATTTATTGATATCGCCTGCTTTGGCTGCGTTATGTATATCTTTTAAATTTCGTAATATATTTTGTCTTATTTCATCTTCTTCATGATTTAAATCATACTCATACATAAAATATGGAATTTTTTTTTCTGCTTTACAATTTGGATAATTTATACCAGGTATAGTATAAAATGATAATTTCTTTCTTGTTTTATCTGTGGCGGGTGTTTCTAGATCGTTAGGCTGTTGAATTTTATCACTTAAACCGACTACAAATAATGGTTTGCTAAATCGCATACCATTAATATCAATAGGAAAACAATTTGAAATGCCATTTTTGAAATGATCGTATGGGATGTAATATATATCATTTGGTCTTGCTTCTGTTGCTTTTGTTAAAGCAGTTTCTTCTTCTTCAGTTAATATTCCTGGACTGACGGAGGCGGCGGGGGCAGCCGTGAAGGAACTTGCGCCATCTCCGCGATCGGTGGCGGCTGCGGGCGGGGCGGCAGGTATTGCTATATTTTTATGATTATAATATTCATTAATAAGGTTTTTTCTGCCGGGCGTATTTTCTTCTGGTATTCCCAATGCTTCATTTTGAGTTCTTAATGTTGTATTTGTCTGTAAGGTGTGATATGTATAATAATCGTCCAATTTCAATTTATTATTACTTGCTGCTATAAAATTTGTTATAGCGGTAAAAATTGGATTTGGTTGCTCTCGCGGTTGTCGGGACATTCGTCCGTTTGATCTTCCCGACATTTTTATCTACTATAAACCGAATAAAAAGAAATCGCTGGAAACAATTCCAATCTTGGAATAATCAACAAAGGAAGAAAAGCCTAAATAAAAATGAAAGAATTTTTGAATTTTGTTTCTATCGTTTGTCTTATCCCAAAAATTGAAGCAGACTTAAAAAGAAAAGTATATCGTAATATACAAGTTTATAAGCAAGTTAAAGTACAAGTAAAAGCACAAGTCAACATGTCCATGAATGCCGTCATCGTTCCCACCCAGGTGGATACTTCCAAGCTGAAGTATTCCGAGCCCAAGCTTCTGGACAACCAGAGCAAGACCGTCTATGTCAATTATGACGGAGACAAGCTCACGATCCAGACGCCTCTGGTCAACATTCCCTACAACATCAATGATTTCAATCAAGAGAACGACAAGTACAAGAAGTTTGACATGAACCTCTCCTTTGGGGGCATGGACGGCAACCCGAAGCTCAAGCAGTTCTTTGACAAAATGGTGGAGATCGAAGAAAAAGTCAAGTCGGATGCTTTCAAGAACCGTCAGCTGTGGCTGCGCGATGATTATGATGGCATCAAGAAGGTCGTGGACAAGCTCTTCTTCCCCATCATCAAGTATGACAAGGACAAGGACACAGGCAAGGTGATGAACCGTTATCCTCCTACGATGAAGGTCAAGCTGCCGTATGACACTGCCTCCAAGGTATTCACCTTTGATGCCTCGGATATGGACAACAACGAGATTGTCTTTGCGGACTATATGAATCGTCTCAAGGGATCCAAGGCGCGTCTCATTATCCAGCTCACGGGTATTTGGATTGCCGGTGGTAAGTATGGCTGTACTTGGAAGATTGTCAAGGCCAAGTTCCAAGTACAATCTCGCAATACCTATACATTTGTGGCAGACAGCGACGACGAGGACAATGTGGAGGACAGCAAGAGTGAGCAAGACGAGGATCTAATCGCCGAGGCATTGTCAAATGCCAATGTGGTTGATAAGAAGAAGCCGGTTATTCTGCCCGACAGTGATGAAGAGAATGACTCCGAGATGGAGGAAGAAGAAGACGATACTCCTCCCCCTCCGCCTCCTCCTAAGAAAACGGTTAAGAAGGTACCTGCTAAAAAATAAAAAATAAAAATATAAAATTCAAAAATACTATCAAAAAATAATACAAAATTGGAGGATGTAAAATCTTCCAATTTTTCCCTTTAGCTTTTAGCTTTTAGCTTTTAGCTTTTAGCTTTTAGCTTTTATTCATCCTCATCTTCTTTCTCTTCTTTCTTTTCTTTTTTCTCATTTGCTTTGTCTTTCCTTACCAAGGATAAAACCGTCACAACAATGCTCAATACAACTACTAACAGATATAGAACGGTGCGTATCCAGCTCCATAGATTGCAGTTGCCTACAACGAGACAATTGATATCATAAGCAAAGAGTAGAGCAAGAGGAATACCAAGAAGTACCACGATAAGCAGAACTATACTACCCATCGTTCGGCCATACATGAAATATCCACCGATCACATCCAGGACAAGGAGTATCATTGCAAAAGCGAATACGAGTTTTGATTGAATTGTCTCAAACATTCTTAATCTATATGTATGATACAAAAAAATGAATGATACATAATGTATAAATAAATATATTATGAATAATAAGGAGAATAATAAATGGGATGTTGTCATTCATCCGGACATAAAAAAAATAAAATAAAGCCTAAACCTGAAAATGCGGATACATTTTCAGACGATATAAGTCATCATAGTATACACGGTCGATCTCCTATTGTTTCTTCTCGTCCTTATGAAGTTATTAGTCATGATATACTGGAAATATATCGACTAAGTAATAGAATATCATCTGGTAATACATTATCATCCAATTCTGTCAATAGCCATCACTATGTACATAGACCGAATTCTTATACAAAAAAGAGCGATAATATACATAAAGAACCCTCTCCTCCTCTGTATATAGCCCGAATTCTTATACAACAAAACAATAATGTGTAATTTTTATGCTTTTCTCGAAAGTAAAATATACATGACGGCTGCTACGGCGGCAGCATGAACAATCATTGCTTTTAGTCCTATTCCACATGGTTTTTCTACCATCTGTTGTACTTGATAGCCATTTGGATGTTGTACCATGGTTGGTACAATAGTTGATTTTCCAAAAAGAGGAACGGATGAAAAGATAGACCATACTTGATTTGATATTCTATAGGTGATAGGTAATGAAAATAGTAAGAATAATATTCCAGCAAGAACAGCATATCGTATCCTCATTCCTACCGTTCTTTCATATACAGTTTGAGGTGGCTTTGCAGGAGGTTGCTGTATTAAAGCTGGTGGCGTTTGTTGGGGCGGAACAGCGATCGTTCTACTATCCATAGGGAGATTTGGATTGTAATAAGTAGAAGCGCCTTGCAAAGACGTTGTATAGTTAGTATTAGTATTGGTATTATAATTATTCATTGTGTGTTATGTGTTATATTGTGTAGTTTATAAGTATATCCTAATTATTATAATTATTATATTATACGAGATGATTCATGATTCCTATTTATGGATTGCTCTTTTATTTACTGTAGTAAAAATAACATAAACAAAAGAAGATAGAATAGAGAAGAGAGAAGATGGACAAACACAAGAGTGTTCTTATTACAGGCGGTTGTGGTGCTATTGGTTCCGTTGTAATCAATTGGCTTAAAAAGAAATATCCCCAAACTATATTTTCAAATATAGATGCTCTTACCTATTGTGCGAATACAGAGTTTATTGAAAAACCTCATGAAAACTACCATTTCTATTATGGCAGCATCGTGGATGCCGATTTTATAAATTATGTCCTTCGCACAGAAAAGCCGACCCTTATCATCCATCTTGCTGCAGAAACGCATGTAGATAAGAGTTTCGGTAATTCACTGCGATTTACAGAAACCAATGTAATGGGAACACATACACTTCTTGAATGTGTTAAAAATTATGGAGGTGTAGAACTTTTTATGCATATGAGTACAGATGAAGTCTATGGTTCTGTATGCGATAGTGAGAAATGCAGCGAAAATGCCCTATTTTCTCCAAGCAATCCTTATTCCGCTTCAAAAGCAGCAGCAGAAATGATATGTCATGCCTATATAAAATCTTTTAATTTGCCTATCATTATCATGCGTTGCAATAATGCGATTAGTCCATATCAACACAATGAAAAGTTAATACCTAAATGTGTAGAAACGGTTTTAGCTTATATGGATTGTGAAAATGTAAGCATCCCAATTCATGGTCGCGGTGAAAGCAAACGGACTTTTATACATTCTGAGGATATTGCTAGAGCAATCAACATTATTGCGGATAAAGGAACGATTGGAAGCATCTACAATATTGGTACAGGAGAAGACATGGAGAGTTCGGTCATGGATATTGTTATAAAAATAATAAAAAAGATGATGGGTGAATCGTCGGATATTAGTAAGTATATTGAATATGTAGAAGACAGAGCTTTCCAAGATTATAGATATAGCATTGATTCTACGGAATTACGAAAACTCGGCTGGTGTGAAACAATCAGTTTAGATCAGGCAATTGATGATGTTATTTCATATAAAACAGAACATAAAGAACTTTATATAAAAAATTAAAAATTAAAAATTAAAAATAAAAACTTATTGTATTATTTTTTCTGGATTTTCTGGATTTTCTGCATTTTTGGTTTTTCTAATTTATTCGTGAATTTTTCGAAATAGCCTTTTGATCGCAGAATGGTATAGACAATGTATGTCATACATATGACAAGTATCAAAATAGATACGACATATATATTCATAATAGCAGCCATCTTAGAACTCTTACTTATATAATGAAAATAAATTAAACACTTGAATCATAAGTTATATCATATAGGAATCATGGAGCCAATTCATATTATTCAGCATCTTGACAATCAATACAGAGAGTTGCTATGTCAAAATCAAGAATTTCATAATAAATTACACAATCATCGGGTTGCTGTCATTGTGGAGCCAAGGAGACACCATATGCTAGCAAAAGTCATAAGAAACTTTATGTATCATCTTGGAGAAAATTGGAATCTACATATATTTACATCAATACCAAATGTTGAATGGATTAAAAAGCAATTAAAAGGGTCGTCCTATCGTATAACGCCAATAGATAAAGATAATTTAACAACAGCCGAATACAGCACCTTGCTCATGGATGTATCCTTTTGGGAAATGATACCTGAGGAAAATATTCTCATATTTCAAACAGATTGTATACTTTTTCGTCAGGGTATTGATACATGGATAGACGAAAAAGAATATAATTTTGATTATGTTGGAGCAAATTATTATAATACAGATCATATACTACCTGATATTGGTGGAGTACAAGGAGGACTTTCTCTACGAAAAAAATCAGCCATGATAGAATGTATAAAATGTGTTACGGTACCTGATGTAAACATTTACAGAGAACATTTGAAGCTTAAACCAATTGGCGATGTTGTCATGGCAGAAGATGTTTTCTTTACACATGCTTGTGCAATACTTAAAAAAAGAATTCCAACGATTGAAAAAAGACGGGAATTTTCAATTGAGGCAGATTATCATCCGGATACACTCGGGCACCATGGACTAAAATGTTCATATTTGACTGCGGAACAACAAAAGGAATTACTGACCAACGCGTAGATCTTGTAGCTTTGTTTTTGCTACGACAGCAACCTGGTCATTCACACCAAGAAATATTTCAATTTCATTTTTATCTTTATAGTATTCAATACCGCTGACAAATTCAACACCCCATTGTGCTACGATAAATGGAGATGATATAAATGTTGCCATTCCTCTCTCAATATCAAACTCCATCCAATAACTGATGTATGCCAATGAGATTTGTTTTTCACGCGCCCTACGAATATGCTCATGTACTACACAACCCCACAGGTTTCCATGTAAATGAATTGGACAGGTAGATCCTCGCATACTGTTCATTTCTAAACCGGCACATGGTGTTAGTTTTTTAAAGACAATTGGTTTATATGTATCCTTACCATTTTCATCTGTATCACAAACAATTTCATACAATGTAAGCATAAAAGTATCTATGACATATATTTTATCATTGTATATAAAAGGGCAGATATTTTTCATCGGCTTTGATCCAAAATCTAAAAACTGGACAAATTCAATTTCAGAAACAGTCGTATCAAAACGACCAATCATCATTTGGCTGTGCAACGATTCGGTAATATGGGTGGAAGTAGCAATAAACCATAAACGATCTTTGTAGTTAAAAATACGAGCATCTTCAATTCCCCTATAAAATCCAATAGTAGGCAACAGCATATGGTCTGGATTTTTAATACATTTCAATGTCCCATTATTTCTATTAAAAATAGACATATGATTCATTTCATAAAGATTGCCAACTTTTTCAATCGTTCTTATATAAATATATGGGTGAGCACTACTTGGATTAAAATAGGTATATTTGGGTATTTTTGGATCATCTCCCAAAAGTTTTGAAACCTCGCACGGCAGCGTTCTTATGCGTGGAAATGGCATATTTAATCTTTAATCTTTAATCTTTATTCTTTATTATCATGTTATCTTTATATTCAGTTTATTTTTGTTATATTTCTAAAGTAAATCAACGAGATTTGTTATATTTGGTATTACTGATAATTTCTCCATATCCAATATCGGCATATCTTGACTTAATAAGACAGGTCTCCATTTTTTCATATTTATACATGGACGTAAATTACACATAGTATCATCAATAAATATTATTTCAGAATTTTTTCCATGACGATAACTGATCAGTCGTTCAACTTCTTTATACAGCCCTGGTATTGGTTTTAACTGTTCATTTTCATTAAATAACGGATGTTCTGGTCCAAGAATATTATTTTTTTCAATTACCAAATTGGATGCATCAAGAATAGCGTTGCTCCAACAAATTGGGGCATTGCTAAATATATAGACTGGTATATCTTTCTTATAACAGTGGTCTAATATTTCCCGAACATTGTTGGTATATTCTATTACTTTTGGATCGTTTTTAAAGTACTTCATATAATTTAAAGTTATATCATCATAAATAGCATTATTAAACTCGGTCATATTTATATTTGTATTAAAAATATGATTGAGACCAATTATCGTATGACCGTAGGATGAATAAAGCATCGTATTTATATTATCTGCTTGATGATAATTAATATTCTTAATCATCGGTTTTAATTTTTTTTGAACAAAAGAAACCACGCGCATAGAGACAAATTTATACACATTCTGTTGGCGGAAAACAACTCCGTCCATATCAAGCAAAAGAATTTTAGGAACTATCATGGACATTATTATAATTTTGTAAGAAAGCTATTTAGCTATTTACCTATTTACTATTTACTTTTCATTTTTTTGTTTTATAAAGTCTTGTAAATATCCCACGCGGATGTATCAAGAACCTCATTTGTATTACGATCTGCTTCATAAAATTGCTCTATTGTACGAACATCACCATTGTCCGCGCGGCCGCGTTCTATTTTCCATTGATATTCTTCAAAAGATTTAGCATTATAATGGTGTATAACTGCTACATCTATAGGTCCATCTGGATTATATGGACCTTCTACCAGTTTTCCATTTGTATCGCGAGGAACACCACAACCATGTTTCATTTCATAACATTCGTGTATTCCCATGGTTTCAACAGATCCTAAATGAACAATGGTTTTAATGTGCCGATCAATATCTCGTGCTCGCAGCTGAAAGCGTTTTGTAACTGGTTCCGGTTCATATAAAATCTTTCCTGAGCTCCCAAACATATACCAGTTTAATGTAAGTGCTCCATCGCGACAATGATCTCCAAGCATAGCTATGACATTTGGATGCTTTTTAAGAACAATAAACTCATCCGCATCTATAAAAGAGCACCATGTATGAGCGGGGGCGAATGTTTTAAGAAAATGATTGTACGCCGTCAACTGCATTACGTATCCAGGTATATGAAGAACATGTAAAAATCCTGGATAACGGCTAGGCCAATCACGTAAATCAAAATTAGGGCTATTGTCGTAAAGATATATCTTGCTAAATCCAATATGTCGATGATAAGTAATCCACTCATTTAATACTTTGTCTTCATGAAGTACAATAGCACATATTACTGCTTCTCGGGATACAGATGCCATTCATATATTTCAAATTTACTACTTTCATTCTTTATAACTCTATGATTTATGTACATTTCAAATTATATTCTATTTTGAAATCTAAAAAATAAATTAATAAAATTAATAATTATTAATTTTGTTTCATTTCTTTGTTATTTTGTTATTTCGATGTTGTCATTGTTTATATCTTGTAAAATATTCGCACCTTTTACAAGTATAATAATAACGCGAATTGTGATATTCATTATCTCGTTCTTCAAGAAAATCGTGCCCATTTTTTCCACAGGCTTCTTGAAAGACGACCATTTTTTCATTATAACTTGTCTCCAGATGAGCGATTTCACGACGGAGCATCTGAAGACGCTGTCGCATTTGCTGAATTTCTTTTTCTTCCTTTTCCATCTTATTAGATATAACAATAACAAAAATAATTAGGATTCATTTTTTATAGTCATTCCTTACTTGTCAAATAGTTCAAGATCATTTACACTAGGATCAAATACAATAGCACCAGTACCAGAATAATAATGTTCTTTTCTTGATGACCATCGTGAGGATCTACATCTAAAACAATAAGAGGTGCTTTTATTAATTCTTCCATATATTCCATACAATTCTCGAGTTACAAATTTATATTGAAAGGAGGACCAAAATTGGCTTTTATTTTGTACAATCCGGGAATTTTATAGAATTCGATGATCCTGCGGGTATTTGTTCCATAAATGTTCTTATTGTGATCAACGATATCATAATTTTCATTCATGATAATGCATTTTCCGCCTCCTCCTCTTTGTGCATATTTGAAAAGGACATCTTCTAGTGTTTCAATATCGTTCTTTATGCTCTGGCGCTTATTGATATCATAATTGAGCATTGTTTTCATGTGTTCCTTTATAGGATCGCTGTACAACCATTCCCTTTTATAAAATCCCATGCTCATAGAATGGTTTCCATATAGCCTCAAGCATGTTGTTTCTTTGGCCAAATGTTCATTTGTTATATCTGTTGAATTTTTCCAAAACTCAGGGGCAACTAGGGATGTATCATGTAAATACACAACCCATTCCTTGATAAAAGATGGTTTTTCTTGGGTTAGCCACAATATTCCATTGTTGTCTATGTTGCAATAACGCCTAAAAATATACACAACCCCCTCTATAACCATCTCCTCGTCCTTATCACAATCTCCAACAACTACAAAAATGCTATCCTTTGGAACATTTGCCTTCTCTAGCGATTCCATAAGAGGCTGTACTGTTTTTTTGTAATAGTCCTTGCAACTATTGATCACAACAGAACACATTTCTATATAAACTATAATATTCTTTAAATCGTACCGTTTACTGTTTATTCGTATTTATTATTTCTTTTTAGGAGCAGGGGCAGCGGTAGCACGTCGTTTTATAGTAGGTGCGGATGCTACACCTCCATCATCTTGGTCATAATAATTATCCATATTTGTCTTGAATGATTCCCATTCTTTGCTAAATTCTTGCAGCTCTTCATTCCAAATGGAATAGACGGCTTTTGCTTTCAAGTCGCGGATTAGCATCTTGAGCTTTTCGGCTTCTTTTTCTAAAGCCAACTTCTTTTCATAGGTGAGCTGATTAATTGGCATACGAGTTAGATAATTGTAATCCGCTTCTTTTTGCTTTGTAGGGAGAGCGACGATAGAAGGACCAGCTTCTGCCTCTGCTACAGGAGCAGGTAGTTGTTCCTCACCGCTTTCTTCTGTATCGGACATCTTGGGATAACCCAGCTTTGTCAATTGTTCATCTACATCTTTTTGTTTCTGGTTCATTACATTGACCTTCTTGTCAATGATATCTTGGATAAACCGAACTTTGGCACCAACGATCTTAAAGTCGGCCTCCATCTTACGCAACTGGTATCGCTTACGCTCGTAATATTTCAATAGACGAACTTTTGCCCATTCTTGTACGATGTCTTGCGTGTCCTTGAACTTACGGATGGCGCCGTCCGCACCATACAGATGGATGTTGTTCATACCAAGATTCTTACTTGAAATCATTTTAAACTCGGTTTCAAAGATGGGTTCCAGTTTGGCGCGCACATTTGGATAAAGATACAGTATAAACTTCACCTTGTTTGGTGTGTAATGACTGCTAAAGTCTTTTAGATACACGGATCCATTTGTGATCATATTGATGAGCATTTCCTTGTAATCATCCGTCCATACGCAAATAGGTAATTCGTTAATCTCCACGGTTTGATCATCTATCCATTTCCATACACCTCGGCTTTGATAGGAATTGTCTTTGTAGTCTTGGACAATTCCCTTGAAACCGAGATACCAAGGGCGTATGGTTGGGAGCTTTGTCTTTGCTACAACCTGATAAGCAATAGCAAGTTGTTCTTGTGTATCAATCGTACCTACCTTAGCAGCGTTCGTTTCAAGAGCACTTATCAGCATCTGGCACATACGAGTAATATCGGTTGGATTGTAATTAGGAATATTTGTAGAGAACCCTGTACCAATACCAATTCCACCATTTACAAGGATCATAGGAATGATAGGAATATAGTACTCCGGCTCCACTGGAATACCGTCATCATCCATATATTGTAGCACTGTATTGTCCTCTTCACGATAAATGATACGAGCCAACGACGAGAGCAGTGTATGAATATACCTGGGAGACGCAGAATCCCCGCCGCCGACCAATCGGCTGCCAAATTGTCCATTTGGTTGAAGCAAATTGATATTGTTTGCTCCTACGAACTGTTGAGCCATTCCAATAATCGCCTGTTGAAGCGAAGCCTCACCGTGATGGTAGGCCGAAACCTCCGATACATATCCTGACAATTGAGCCACCCGGATCTCATTGGTGTATAGCTTACGCTTGAAACAACCAAACATAATCTTACGAGTGCTCTCCTTTAGCCCATCACATAGGTTAGGAATGGAACGCTCTAAATCGCGGTTGCTGAAATGAATGAGTTCTTTATTTACAAAGTCTTCATAGGGGATATTGCGATTGCTGTAGTCCAGAATATTTTGACGATTATAATTCATGAGCCATCCCTTACGATCGTCGGCTCGTTTTTTATTAAAAGCGAGATCTATGCTTTCATCGGAAACCTTGCCATTGTATTTATAGAAGACCTCGTGCATCTCTTTGAAATATTCCTTTGCCTCCGTATCCGTAGATGTACCGAGTCCCTTGTAGTACTTGAAACGCCAATTACGCATACCGTTTGGTTCGCGACTTTTCTTTTGCTTCCAATTTTCATAATCCGTAAGATTGTAGAAAGAGATCGCTTCCTTAGTAGATGTATTGAGTGCTTTTACAATGGGTGTAAGCATGGAAACAAGGAACCCATCCATCTTGTATAGAGACGGCCATAGAGACTGGAATACATTGAATAGAAGTCCCTTGATATGCGATCCATCCACATCTGAATCACATAGTGCCATAATCTTACCATAACGCAGGGAGGACATATCGCTATATACCTTGCCTTGCTCCAGACCCAAGATCTTCTTGAGATTTGTAATTTCCTCATTTGCTGTAATCTTGGCAATAGCAGCGTCTTTTACATTCAGGATTTTCCCCTTCAAAGGGAATACACCATAATAGTCGCGACCTACGACACTGAGTCCTGAAATGGCCATGGTCTTGGCCGAAAGTCCCTCGGTGAGAATGAGAGTACATTTGGCACTGTCCTTTGTACCCGCGCGATTGGCGTCATCCAGATTTGGGATGAGAACACGGCTTGTCTTCTTGCCATCTGTTTTCTTTAGTTGTTTGTTCTCATGAAACTCCGTCAGTGAGAGCGCCTTATCGCCGAGTCCCGTTTTATATAGTTTTTCATAGAATTTATCCGTAAGATCGCATTTGGAACCAAACTTGGACGCCTGTGTGGTAAGTGTCTCCTTTGTTTGACTATCAAAGCTGGGATTCACAATTAAAGCTTTCACGAATACCATAAGATTATCGCGAATATATTGAGGCTTGATGTCTTTTTTCTTTTTTAAGGTCACCATTTCGGATAGTTTTTTCGTAATCTGCCCTACGATTTGATCCACATGCTTACCTCCCCGGATCGTATTGATACCATTCACAAAGGAAACTTGATCAAACTGTCCATTTTCACTGTAAGTGGCTACCACTTCCCACCGACCATCTCCGCATGTCTCATAGACACGAGGATGGTCTTCTTTTGTACCGAGATATAGATCCGCATACTTTTCAAAGTCTTTGATCTCCAGCTTTTGATCATTGAAATAAACGCTTACCGCCGGATCGGTTGTAGCGCATACATCAAATGCCCTTCGGCGGAACAGGTCATAGGTGTCATTTGTAATACCTTTGAGTCCAAATCGCTCATAGTCGGGAAGAAAGCGGATTTTTGTATAAGGCGTCTTGGTACTCGCCTTTATCTTTGCCTTATCACGAGACTTCATGTTGTCATAGAATCTCTGTTGGTACATTTTGCTACGACGATGATCCACTGTTTCTATGATAAACTCTTTTGAAAAGATGTTGGTAAGCTTGGATCCATAACCATTACGGCCTCCCCACAGACGCTCTTCTTCTGCGTTGTAGTTGGTTGAAGTTAGCAACTCACCAAAGATAAGTTCCGGGATAAGAACATTGTAGGTAGGATGCATTTCCACATCAATACCATCTCCGTCGTTCATCACCTCAATATATCCGGTGGATTGGTCAATTGTGATACGGATTGTTTTTAAAGGTTTGATATCAGGACGTCCATTTTCCATCTCCGTCTTCAGTCTCATAGACTGATCAATGGCGTTGACAATGATCTCGTCATAGATCTTGTAAAGACCCTGAATATAGAGAAGTTCTCTTTTTTCCATTTTCTTTTTGGTATCACTGTAGACATAGGTTTCGATACTGGATGGCTCAATGGAACCGATATAGGTGTCAGGAAGACTATAGATATGGCTACGAAGCTCGTGTTTCTTATATTTTTCGTCAAGATCCTTGTCGACCTTCCCGGGTTGTTTAGCGGTCGCCATTTTCTATACTGTTAAAATGTTCTTTTTTTGTCTATTTATATTTATTATATCTGTTTTATCTGTTTTATAGTTGTAGTTGTGTAAGTTATATTGGTGTATTATCAGGAGGATCATTTTTTTAAATCAATCATACTATCATAACGGTGTTTGTATAAATACGTCTGCTTCGCTTGTTGAATATAAATAGGATGTCATTCGTTTATATTTCCATAGATGAGAGATATATTTATCAAAATTATGATCGTTGTGATTGCTTCCGTCGATCATTAATTTTTTGATAATCTTTCGCATGAGGAAGAACCTTTTATACCATGGAATATCATGATAAGTAATATTTACATGAAGTTCCCTATCAAAATGAAGCGTAGTATTCATAGGATGTTTCCAATTACAGTCGGTTGGTATAAATACGATGGGGTCATTCCCATATACAACTCTATAATTTTCCTTTACGATGTTCAAAAACCATTTAGCAAAAGATCTATTTCCCGGTTTTGGGCTTCCAAATGTATGACATTTTACATACATATTTGGGAAGATTCTGGCAAAAATAGCGGATGCTATCTGTGCCATGACGGCACTCGATGAATACCCAGATAAAACAAGCGTATAATTATCTTCTTTAAATTCTTCAAAATATAGAATGATATCCTTAATGACAGAAAGTAGTCTTCTATAAAAAAACCGATTTACACAAATATTATCAACTATATTATGTAAACTCATGTGTTTTTTAATTATTTTTGCCTCTACATTTTTATCTATACGAAAAGTCATATAAATTGTCTTTTCTCTGTACCATAATTGAATAGATATAGGTATATCTAAATGGTCTCCGGTTGTTTGAAAAGATACAGGTAAAGATACACCACGAAGCTCTTGTATATAGGCTTCATCTATAGACGGAAGTATTTCTTCTTGTAATTGAGGATTATTTGCCATCATCCATAGGTCGTATATATCCGTACAATTTCCATGAATAAGCTTACATCGTATGGCGGATCTCCATAATTCTTCATAGGGTATGGTTGTATTATATGCTGAATTTATATCTTTTATATTATTCGGGTTATTCGCGTCGCGTGCATCAGGTGTATCGTTTATATTTGTTATAATAAGAGATAAAGGTTTTTTAACACGTTTCTTTTTATATGGAAATATACAAGGTATATATTTTGATAATATCGTGTATACCATATCGTTACAAAACGAATGGAATAGTTTTTACCGTAATAAGTGATTTAGGCTATATAGAGCGGGAAATTGATCATTGTATAAAAATAAATAGAGTGTCCTGAATTTTCTAAATTAGATTTATTGGAAAACAGAGTGTTTTCGCATGGACATAATGTTCTCCAGACGCTTTATCGTAAGAGGTTCAATTGCCCGAATATTTTTCAAAAGACACCCGAGATGAGAGCGAACAATATCTAATATACCTTTCATGGCGCCTTTCCCGATGGTAAGATCATGAAATCGTAATACTTTATGTATGAACGAACGCATATCTATATCTACACAGGATACGGCAATTTCATCAAGTTCAAACCCTTCCACGATGGGCATCGGCATATTGTCCAGATCCCGTTGCTTTAATCCTTTTTTATTCATACCGCCTGTAATTTTTTTTATAGCGTGATCACCTACACATTGTTTGGCAATGTATGCTTGCGCAGATATTAAATGTTTTGGTTGAATCTTTTTCTGGTCTTGTATGATCGCTACGAGAGCGACCAGTGATACAATATTGAATATAAGAGCATCTATATGTTTTGCCAATCGTACTATTAATTCATCGGGATTCGTAGTATCCGATATAGAAATTTCGTTTTTTGATAGGAAATCTTTTGCTAATGGAATAACGTCTATCTCCATCTCTCTATCATTTTATAGATAAATAAAATATGACAAAATGTTTGCATAATAAAATATCATAAGAAAACAGAGATCATGAATACCACACAAAATTTTGCAAGTGTGTTTCCTGAAAAACAAATGTATCCAACGAATATCGCAAATGGTCGCATTGATTTGATGACACCCGTGAAACAGCCGGGATGGGCACAACAAGAACAACAACAAGGGGCAAATAGTTCATTTAATCGCGAGGCTCTCTATGGAAGAATACAAAGAACACCGGCGAGTGATATGTTCTTTTCGTCGCAGAATATTGATATCCTACAAGATGCTATTCGGTACAAGGTACACAAAGATGCAGACATCGTCGTTGGGAGACAAAGTGATCAAGAACTTAAAATTATTATGACCTCTATGTTCTTCCGTTATTCTCGTCATGTAGCAAATGATATTGTTGGACAAGTTCGTGAAATCAATGGACATGTGATCAAATACGCCGTAAAGGAGGTTATTACAAATCTCAAACAATATATGGCATATCGTCGTGATGCAAGTACGATGCCACTTCCTCTTGACAACCCGCAACTTATGGGAACAAAAGGAACAAAAACGCTTGAGATCAAGACATTCTTCTCATAAAGATTATTTAACTATCTCTATAGATTTTCTATAGATATTACAGATATAGAACGAACGGGATATGGCAACCACTCAGGAGAAAGCAAGTATGTTAAAACGAAATCTATTCAAAGGAACGATCGCTGTATCGGTATTGTATGCCACCATAGCCTTGTTGCTACTGTCTGTCATTTATTTCACGGAATCGGGCAAACAAATGGCGGAAGGCTCTAAATTCCCATTTATCATTAGTTTCACGATTGGTATGTTGGTCATTATCGCCTTTCTTATTTATAATATAGTAACTTTCAAAACGAAAACCATAGAAAGAGATACATATGACGATACGCTATGTCCCGATTATTGGACATTACAAAAAACTCCGGATACAGCGTTAAACAGTTTTACATCTCCAGAACAAAAAGTGGGGAAAGATCTACAATGCGTATCAAGTGGTAAATCAACAAATATAGGTCCTAAGGTATTGTCTAAAAATACGACAAATGCCGATGAAAAACTATTAGTAAAAAATGCATCTGTTTTATATGGCACAGATAGTGTTGTATATACAGCCGGTACGAATTCTCATGTGAAAGATGATACACAGGTAAAGATTGATTGTTCTAAACTTTATCCTAAATCAATGTCATCCTTGGATATAAGCGAACATCCAGAAGAACAGAATGCTTTGCGATGCGCATATACGAATCAGTGTCAATTGACATGGTCATCTATATGCCCTGCCAGTTTGTAATTGTATTGTATTTATAATTTATTTTTGACTTAATTATGATATATTCTTAGACCATAATTAGTGAATTAGTGTATTCTACTCGTGCAAGACAAAAATTGAAATCCATTTAAATGTTCAATTGCTATGTATTTTATTGTAACATAAATTTAAATCAAAACTATAAGTCATACCCTTGAAAGATGCGTGTTGTTAAGCGTAATGGAGATAAAGAGCCTGTATCCTTTGATAAAGTTTTGCGACGTATTCAGTCTATATGTCCGGATCTTCCGGGGGTAGATGCACACAACATCGCTCAAAAAGTTTGCAGCCGTATTTTTGATGGAGTTAAAACCACCGATCTGGATGAATTGGCTGCTCAGATGTGCAGTACGCTGATTACGGAGCATCCAGATTACGGAGTACTCGGTGCTCGTATTATTATCAGCAATCATCATAAGAATACATCGCCTTCCTTCAGTGAGACAATCACTGCTTTATGGAATGCTACCGATACACATGGAAAGCAGAATGCTTTGATCTCCGAAGAACTTTACAAGTTTGTAATTGCAAATAAAGAAAAACTAAACAATGTGATTGATTACCAGCGTGATTATTTGTTTGATTACTTTGGTTTTAAAACGCTGGAACGCTCGTATCTGCTCAAGGCATCCGGTCGTATCGTAGAACGCCCACAGCATATGTGGATGAGAGTATCCTTGGGAATCCACGGAGATGATCTAAAAGCGGCACTGGAAACATATGACCTGATGAGCAAGAAGATGTTTACGCATGCTACACCTACGCTGTTCAATGCCGGAACACCTCGGGCTCAACTTGCGTCATGCTATTTAATTTCTATGGATGACTCTATCACAGGTATTTACAAGACGCTTGGCGACTGTGCTCAGATTTCCAAGTATGCCGGGGGGATCGGTATGCATATCCATACGGTGCGATCGCGTAATAGTCATATTCGTGGCACAAATGGATCTTCTACGGGAATTATTCCTATGTTGAGGGTGTATAATGCTACGGCAAGATATGTAAATCAAGGAGGCAAGCGTAACGGCAGTATCGCTGTATATCTTGAGCCTTGGCATGCGGATATTGAAAGCTTTATTGAGATACGCAAGAATCACGGCAATGAAGAAGAGCGCTGCCGTGATCTCTTCACGGCGATGTGGATTCCGGACTTGTTCATGAAACGAGTTCAACAGGATGGCGATTGGACGCTCATGTGTCCGGACGAATGCCCCGGTCTAAGCGATGTATATGGAGAAGAGTTTGAAAAGCTCTATGAAAAGTATGAAGCCGAAGGAAAATACAGAAAAAAGATGAAAGCACAACAGATTTGGCTTGCTATTCTCAAATCGCAGATTGAGACAGGAACACCCTATCTGCTGTATAAAGATGCTGTAAATAAGAAAACAAATCAAAAGCATTCTGGTGTGGTTAAGTCCTCAAATTTATGTACCGAAATAACAGAAATTAGCAATTCAAAAGAGACAGCGGTTTGTAATCTTGCCAGTATTGTTCTGGTGTCCTATGTGAAAAAAGACGCAGACGGAAAGCCTTACTTTGACTTTGAAATGCTTCACAGTGTATCCAGAGTGATTACCAAGAATCTAAACAAGGTGATTGATCGTACATTCTACCCGATCCCTGAAACGGATTACAGCAACCGGCGACACCGTCCCATTGGTATTGGCGTTCAGGGTCTCGCAGACACATTCGCACTGATGAGGATCTCGTTTGATAGTCCGGAGGCAGCACAGCTAAATCGTGAAATCTTTGAGACCATCTATCACGGAGCAGTTACGGCATCTGTGAAAGTATCCCGCGAACGCGAGGAACTGTTGATAGAGCTGGAGAATCCTGAACTCAGCGCCAAGCGTAAGACTGCCATTCGTAAGAAACTTCACCTTACGGAAGCCGAGAAAAAACTGGAACGATGGAGAGGTTCGTATGAGACATTCGTCGGGAGCCCAGCATCCTTTGGTAAGCTCCAGTTTAATCTATGGGAAGAGGCAGACGGTATTGAAGTACAACACTCAGGAAGATGGGATTGGGAAGAATTACGAAAAGATGTTATGACCTATGGTATGCGTAATTCGTTGCTTCTTGCTCCTATGCCAACAGCATCTACCTCGCAGATTATGGGATCCAATGAAGCATTTGAACCATTCACGAGCAACATCTACCAGCGCCGTACGCTTTCGGGAGAATTTACAATTATCAACAAGTATCTTATTAACGATCTAATCGGTTTGGGTCTATGGAGCAGTGACCTAAAGGACGAACTATTAGCAAACGGCGGCAGTGTCCAAAACATTGAGAATATCCCAGATGATATTAAAGTACTCTACAAAACGGTTTGGGAGATTAGTCAAAAAGTACTGATTAACCAATCGGCAGATCGCGGTGTATATGTATGTCAATCGCAGTCGCTCAACTTGTTTGTAGAAGAACCGGATATGACAAAACTGACCAATATCCATTTCTACGCATGGAAGCGCGGTCTCAAAACGGGAATCTATTATCTGCGTACTCGTCCCAGGGTCAAGACAGCAGCATTCACCTTAAAAATAGAAAAAAGAGCTGGCAGTGATGTAAAACTAACCAAACAAGATGTAACGGAAGAAATGATCTTGGCTTGTAGCCGCGAGAATCCAGAGGCTTGTGAATTCTGTAGTTCTTAAAAAATGACATTCGTATAAAAAGAATTAGATCGTATAACTATAGTAAATGAATGGGATGTTTCGTAAGTAAAAATGTAGATGTTTCTACTATTAAAAAATGTGATGTTTCTACTCAAACACCTATTAACTTAAGTTTTGAAATGGTACATAATATAAGTAAAAGCTATTCCAGAGACTCTTCATCATTAGAACACGATGGACATATATCATATAGGGCATATAGAAGCTCTATCGAAAATAGAAACCGACTATTGTAAAGATTGTTTTATATAAAATAATTAATTAATTGATATTTTTATTATTTTAGAAATTCAGCTTTGCTAAGTAATATCCTACAATTATTCCTAAACTATTCATAACAATATCTTGCCAGCGTCCATACCACCATCCAGCTACACCATCTGTTGACAAATTGTAATTACATTTAGACAAATAGAATGGATGATCATAGAAATAACTTTCTAAAATTTCCCAACCTACACCCATCATAAAGATTAATAGCAAATGTGTTGGATAAAAATATGCTAAAATCATATAGAATAAAAAGTGTAAAATACCCCAACCATCTAAGAATTTATCCCACGGTGGCGGTACGAAAGATTGCGTAAATGGATCCTTAAATTCTGTATTCTTACAACGATATGTTCCGTATAATATAATGCTTAGCATACATAACAAACCTATTACAATAATTTGTATTGAAGGATATATCATTGCTCTTATAATGGCACAGATATAATAGTTTCTTGAGCGTATATTTTATCGCCCACTTTCACATTTGGTTTGAAATATTTTGCAGAAAATTCTATATCAACTCTCGAAGATAACTTTATCATTCCCATATAGTCTCCTTGTTTTACGGTTTGTCCAATACGCGATTTATTTACAATCCTACGCGCGATTTGTCCTGCAATCTGTGTAATTGTAATATCCCCATATTTTGTATCAAGTATAGTCTCCATACGTTCATTGTATTTTGATTTTTCTAAAAGATATGCTGGATAAAATTCACCCTTATGATATTTTATATCTTTAACAGTCCCATTGATGGGATAAAACTGTAAATGTTGGTTAAATATGTGTAAGAAAACAACAATTCTATATGTATTTGTAGATTTATTGAATATAATTTCCTTTACAGTTCCGTCGCTTGCTGCTAGTAAATTATCGGGTTTTTGTACAAATGATCTGTTTGGAATACGATAAAAATATAACAAAAACATAATAATTACAACATAGATAATGATGCTCCATATATTTCTAAAATAAATAGTAATTAATATTGCAGCTATTGAAATAGCTGCAAACATAAAGAAGCTTTCTTTAAAAAAGAGAGTCTGCATCCTATTTCTAAGAAAGAGGAAAAATATTCTTAGATATTTCTATTTCATTTTTAGAATGAACATGTATTTTGATAAGCCTTTTTGAGTTTATTTTCTAATGTTTTATTTATTTTTTCAATATATTCATCTTTAAAGAGATGAACATGATTTTTATATGGTTTTAATACATTTAATAAGATATCGAAAAATTTATCTTTTAGAGCATCCCTATTTACTTCTACAACTGATTGATACAAGCTTGCCATATGAACATGATATGCCATTTTTTGTTCATCTATCGTATTCGATTCTACATTTGTTATAACGAAATAATTCAACTCTGCTTTGATGTAGGATTGAACAAGTTCATGTTGTATTGTTTTAGAATCTATATAGGATTGGATATCAATAATAGGTTTATAGGAATAATGAGGACATTTAATCCATTTTGTTTTAATATCCCATACCATATCATTGTCATCTATAAATAAAATTCTTTCTTTTATAACTAAATCTTGATTCTTTTTATCTTTCAGTGCCGGATATTTATTAACAAGAGATTTTATCATTGTGTCATAGTGAACCATGACGGTCTTCATATCCTTACCTCTTTCATTTTGAATACAGTCATTTCGTGTAAAGATAGGTCTAGCAAACTGCATATCTAACTCTTTTTCTAACATAGGTATCATTTTATCAACATAATCTTTTGTTCCGTGGCTATATATAAAAAATTCAGCAGTAGGAAAGTTTTCTTTTATTTTATGGAAAAAATTCTTAGCATCTGGACGGATAAATTCTTTGATAGTTAGATCTTGATATTTTACTGCTTTTGGACAAGGAAGATCTTGTATTTTATTTGTTTTACAACAATTTCGTACAAAATCAATTAACGAATGTGCCCCTAATATCATATCACTTTCTCCAATAATGGTTTTATCCATATCCATAATAAAAAGAACTGGCAATTTTGATTTCATTCAACGTTTTATAATATCTTAATATATAACCAGATTAATTTATAAGTATATATTTATTTAACATTTCTTATACTATTTTATTTTTTGAAAGTGTATTAAGATTTTTGACCTTTTATATAATAAAGAAAAACATAGATTAAAAGTTAAAGTGTTATTTGAATTAATGGCGCCAAAGAAAAAACTTTCTAAAAAAGTTTCGTTTACCAGCGAAAATAATACAACCGAATTACCTCTGGAAAACAACGAATATCCAAATGGTATAGATAAAAAAGAGAAACCTGTTGAAATTGAAAAAACAGAAGAAGAAATCAATGAAGAATATACACATGTAGTGATTCAACTTCCTATATCCGCAGAACATGTAGAGAACATATTGCTTCACGATGATATGTGTAATCCATTTGAATATAATCCTAAATTATCTATACCTACAGCATATTCGCCTGTAAATTATTTTACTTCAAATAATGATGCATTTATGGGTAATGGCATAGATAATGCTGAAAAAAAGGGGCGACAACCAATTCAAAAAATACAGACCGATGCTTGTGTAGATACAAAGACAGATATTAAAAATGAAGTAAAATCGGATAAACATAAATCTCATGTATGCTTCTGGTGCTGTCATACCGTGGAACATAATCAATTTGGAATGCCAATTCGTTATGATCCAATACATAACAGTTTTACATTTTTTGGTATTTTCTGTTCTCTGGAATGTTCGTCTGCATATAACTTTAGTGTTCATATGGGCAGCGATAGAGCATGGGATGTTCAAAGTTGGATACAAATTATGGCACGAAACTACGGGATACAAGGTATAATAAGACCCGCGCCATCCAGATATACTCTTCAAATGTTTGATGGTCCTCTTACCATCGAAGAATTTCGTAAGGCTCATAAGGGCGTATCCAAGTCAATAATGGTAAATATTCCTCCTCTCGTAAATATGAAACCGCAGATTGAAACGATAAACACATCTTTCTTTACCACCGATAATTCAAAAGAACAAAATGAGACTGTTAAAAAAGCAACACTGCGTAGGAAAGCTTCTGCTACAGATAATGGAAAAACATTGGAAAGCAAAATGAATCTTTCTTATACATCCTTGGATACTTTAGATACATTAGGTTTATTAGGTACAATAAATTCACCAAATTTAATAGATACGAATGCTATATAGATAGATTCATTTTGTACTTAAAGAAAAAATTGATTATCCTGTGTGTGAAAGTATTCATAGAATATCAAAATGACGACAGAAATTGAGAATCTCATCAATAATATCAATAATATCAATATTAATGTTGATACTACAGAAAACCTTGTTCCTACACCATATCGTGTATCTACAATCACATGCAATGGTTCGCTTGGATCAAGTATTGATCTAAATATATTATATAAAAATGTCAAACTTTCAGATGCTTGTGATGTGGGAAACTTTGTATGGGTAGAATTTGGGACGCACAATAGTCGTGGTATATATCCAAAGAAGAGACGCCCAAATCTCACCGATCGCAAAAGCTTTGATAATCAAGTTACTATGATCTATAAGATCCGCGAGGGATATGCTCCAAATATCAAAGTGTTCCGTAATGGCAATATCCAGATGACGGGCATTCGTAGTCCAGATGACGGAAAAAATATGGTTGAACTCATATCAAACGAGGTAAAACGAATTGCTGTAGATGTAGATCCATTGATTACACGAATGGACGAAATCAAACCTTGCGATTTTAAGATAAGAATGATCAACAGCGACTTTTCATTTGATTTCCGTATTCGTCGTAAGGATCTTCATATGCTTCTTATCTCTAACAAATACAATACCATTAGTAGTTTCCAACCAGGAACATATCCGGGGGTAAAAATTCAGTATTTCTGGAACGAAAAAAGTACAACAAAAAATGGTCATTGTGAGTGTAGAAATCAATGTCATGGCAGGGGCGAGAATGTTGCCATACCATTGATTGAACCTCTACAACCGTTGGATAAACAATGTAAAAAGGTCACCGTTTCTGTATTTGAAAGTGGAAAGATTCTTATTACTGGGGCAACATCCTATGAACAGATTGACGAGGCTTATGCATATATTGTTAAAGTAATTCAGGAAAATATAAACCACATAAAGAAGGTGAATATTCCTTGTTTCTAAAAAATAAAAATGATAAATGATAAATGGTTAACGATTAATATAATAATAAAATAAATAATTTTGTAATTTAATTTTTGTAAATATTTAATTCTTACGGCACATAATATTGTACCTGTTTTCGGGATCAAATAGTTGATGGTTAGGGAAGGTAGTAATATTATTACCAGGACGCGTATATCCAGGAATGGCATCTATACCTCCTTTTGGAGGGTTGGCGCTCTTTAAATTTTCTGAAACCAAAAAAGTAGCATCGGGTTTTACAGGGAAATTTCGCCATCCAGCATTTGATGGAAATTGTTTTCCTGTATAAAGACCACCATTCACTCGTGGTGGTGGAATGGGTACGGGAGATTGTGGATCTTCTATCTCGCTATAGTAAAGCGTTGAAAACATTGTATTATAATACCTACTCTACTATGATAAAACAAAATCAAACATACATAAGAGAATATTATATCTTGATTATAGATATATTACAATGGATAAGCAAAACCGCAAACGTGATGCCCCCGAGAATATGGGAGACGATACTGATATTGATGAAGTCAAAAGTATTGTAGAAGAAATCGTTCAAAGTCCTGGAACGATTAAAGATAAGGAACGAATGTTTGAAATGAGATATCCTCAATTTGCTGAAAGATTCCCTTTTTTATTCAAGGTAGCTTGTAAACCAGATTTTGATAGGGATCGGCTTGAACAAATTTTTCATATGATGGAACAAGTAAAATCAAACAAACTGTCCTATGAATCAGCGACCAAACGCTTTGGTCAAGATATGTACGACACATATGTCAAACCAAACTTAGATAAATTAGATAAAAATAGGAAAAACTAATACAATATTTGATTTTGATTATATGGTATCGTAAATCATTAAAAAATTGATCGTCTTTATGATGGTATTATTTAAACAATTGCCAATAATATCTATACAACAGTCAGCAGTCAGCAGTCAACCGTCATCAGTATAACGGCGTATTCATATTAAATTAAAGAAAATAAAGAAAATAAAGAAATTAAAGAACATATAAAAATGGTGTCCTCGCTTTCTCAGCTTATTGAAGAGGTATACACAATTGAAAAAAATCAAGAAAATCAAGAAAATCAAGAAAAAATCAAAGACAACACCCTTTCCTATAGTCCTATTCATGAAAGATATAGGATTCTCATCTCGCTTCTAAAGCAGGGTGGTTTGTGGCCTTCCATTCAAGTAAAGTGGTTCTATGATAGGTCTGGATTAGTAATGATGTACAATGCGTACAAGAATAGTGAGGAAGTAAAAGATACTCCTCTCTATAAAGAGACGCGCAGTGTTATCATCAATTTGGGTGCGGAATTACCAGAAGATAGCGTCATTTCTTCTATGTCGAACGATGTTCCTACACGAATATCAAATAGAGCTTACAAAGACAAACATCAAATGGAAGATATCTTGGAATCGGGATACGAAGGCACAATGATTCATGTATATCATCACAATAATAAATGGTACTTTAGCACCACAACTTGCCCCAGTATTGATCACTCGCGGTATTTCCACCCTACAAAGACACATGGTACGATGTTTGACGAGTTCTTACAAAAAATATTCTATTCAGAAAATGAAAATACAATGGGTGATATTATGAGCGATCTCACAGGAGATGCTATCAGTGGGACGATATATAACGAAGATGAGATGGAAGTGGAAGAAGAACAAGAACAACAACAACAAAATACAAAAAATAATACAATCTCAAATATGTTGAGGAGCCGGTTTATCGAATGCTTGGAAAAAACAGAGAGTTATCTGTTTGTTCTGGTTCATCACGAAAATAAACATCTTATTGACTACACTTCTCAATTTGGAGCAAACTATAAAGAGCTATTCCATATTTCGTCACAATATATGGGCGTTGAGACAACAATCAAAGATAAGCCTTATTCCTATCTTGGAGTTAGATACCCAATCCGGTTTGACAATCTAAACAGCTCTATGTCTTGGTTGGATGCGGATCCTACGAACTATGCTGTTATTGTTAAGAGGAATTATAAATCAATCCTAAAAGTGTGTAATGAAAATATCATCTTTCAAGAGGAAAACAATCTAGGAAACGCAAATCCTTGGCATAATATGCTGTGGATTTTCCTTAAAAATAGACCCGATTTTACCGTAACAAACTACATCAAAGATAAAAAATATACTCCCGTCATCACTGCTTCAGGTAAAGTACTTTCTCCTACATTCGTGATTCATAACACGATTTCTACCATCAATTCATATATCTATGAACTATATCATAAATCCACCTACTTCAATCTTAATACAAAAGAACTAATCTTCAATGGAAAACTTGATAAGACCCATGCCCCGATTATGCGATTCCATATGGTACAATTGCGTAATATCCAAAAGAAATATCATACGGATCGTCTAATTTCGGTTAAAATTGTGGGCGACTATATACGCTATCACCAAACGATGAAAAACATCCGGATGTTGATCACCCATTTTGCTAAAAATCCAATTGTCGGTCTTAACCCAGAGTGCCAATTCTGTATTGAAAATCTAAATACGATGCTTACGGATCGCGTATAAATTAAAGTTCATATTATTGATTTAAATTTTATAAAAATTATTAAATATTTAGTATTTTAGTATTTTACTGTTTTACTGTTTTATTTTTGTTATTATGCCTTACGACGGAAAACAACCCAACGATTCAAGAAACTGAATTGTTGTTGCACCAGATCTTTGTCAAATTCAGGGAAAGCATTTGGATTTTTATCTTTAAACGCTTGGTATGTATCTGAAAACATTCCATCGTGTACAAGTTCAAGACCATATTGGGTAGCATATTCGTATAGAAGATTGAAATCCACGAGATACTCTGGAATGAGCCGATTCGTATTCTCAAGATAAACATCAATTAATCTTCCAAAGCGGGATGTTTCTTCTTTCTGTACAGCTGGAGCAGATACAACAGAAGCAAATGATTTATTCGTCACGGGAGATACGAGTTGTTCAGTTTTATTAGTGTCTTCCGGATTAATTAATGCCTTGTAATGATCTTTGCCGTTGAACCATACCATTACCGGTTGCTTATTTTGATATAGCTCTTCCCCTAATACATGAGCTTGCCCCTTCTTTGTTTTTGCATCGGTTTGATAAATATAAACTGGTCGTTTGAGAACATCTACCGCCATACGGAGTTCAATCTGTGTTCCCCATGTACCTTTCTTTGACATCCACGACAAGTATCCTGAAACTTTTGTATTATAATCTTTTTCGTCTTTATCATCTTCGTCAGAAGAATATAAATTCTTTTCAATTAGTTTAATTGCTTCACTCTTCACATCTGGTGAGATATTATCCACATTCATTTTAAGATCTTCATAGAGCGATTTTGCTTCATCGTCATCTTTTGATAGAATCTCTCGCATACGATCTATAATTTTTGTACGCATCCACATACCATCATTGGTAATAGAACGCTCTTTCCCAAATGCTGCTATTTCAAGGGAGATAAACATACAATCCCCATTACCGGGAACATTAATAAGTTGTAATTCTTTTAAGTTATTATTTTTTGGATCATACGCTTTTAATTTTGTAATGCTCCTTCCTGCTCCACCGTCCATCTCGGTAGGTTCTCTCTCTATTTCAGCATTTTCAATAGCATCTTCTTCTTCTGCTTGGCGGAATGCCTCCTCTTGGGGTTCTTCGCCACCAGAAGTATCTTGTAGAATTCGCCGAATTGCCCATACAACGACCTTACCGTCCATCTTGCGACCTTCTATGAGGCCATTCTTACCTTTATCACGTATCAGTTTTTCTACACTATTGCCGTCCATGAAAGTAGATATGAATAGACCACCGGGTCGCAGATTATCACGCACATTCGCCATAAATCCTTTCAACTTCTCTTCCGTTTCAAAGAAGTAGTGTATAGCAAACTGACACGATACCATATCAAATTTATATTTTGCGAATGGTGGAATTTTTGTAAGAATACGACGAGTAGAAGCCTTACCGTAAAGCTCCATAAGTACATCTTCGCTATCCCTATCAATTCCCTTTGAAGCATTTCCGTTGTATAAAGGTTTTGCGCAATCACCGATTACAAATACATAATTCTGGTATTGTTTATTCATGGTAGGCATATAACGAGGTTTTAGAACACGAGCATATGCTCCATCCATTGCTTTTGTAATATTATCACGAACAAGATCAACCCCAAGAATATTACGGAAAGAGAAGCCTGTTATATGGTCTCGCCACCGATTCATATCGCCCGCCATACCGCATGCCAATTCAAGAAGGTTATTCTTTGGAATCTGTTGAGGCCATTTATATAGATTGTCTTTAATGACTGTATTATGGAAATTCAACATCTCCACGGAAAGAAGATGTTCGCGTGTAACATTACGACCGTAATAGACGGCATCCGTACCAAGAAGTCTTGCTTGTAGATTAACCGCGTCTTTGACAAGTTGAGGTGCTCGTTCAACTCCGGTAATCATATCCTTTGATACGGGTTCATGGATAGACTTCCAAATACTTGTCGCTGTCTTCCAGTCATTCGCCTTTATCTTTTTGATTTGATATTTGCCCTTTTTTGACTGGATTTCTGCAGTTGGAGTTACTGTATTTCTCATCTTGTCATTACGAACACGCAAAGCACGCCAGCGATATGATATAGAGCGGGTATCTGTCACGTCGTACCAGAACTCAACAATGGATCCATCTTGAATAACATCTCCGTTTTCAGCATGAATTGTACCATCTGTATCGTATTTTACATAAGCATATTCCATACCTTGTTCATATTTGTATTGAGGTGTAAATGATTTCAAAACATATTCATCTACCAGATCTCGTTCAGACATACGCGTCTGTAGTAGTTTTAATCCACGCGATACAGAAATTTCTTCATTTTTAAGAGCACTATATCCGCACGACAGAAGTAATTTCGCATATTTTCCTTTCATTCGCATATCCCTTACCGGATTCTTATCAATTGAAATACAGAAATCAACGGAGTTTTGCTCAGGAGGTTTCCATTTTAGAACACGATCCCAAGTAGCGCTGGCGCTTTTGATAGTAATTGGTTTATTTGGATAATAACCCAATACAGGTAGATCGGTTGGTGTAAAGATAAGACCATCAATGTCGTAAGGTGATCCATTCTTTGTAGCATCATTTAGTATCTTACGGCATGCTGCAAACATATCCATCCCTTTTGCTGCTATATGCTTTTTAGCAACTACTTCAAGACTTGTATCACGATCGTGTTCCCATAGATTATTCACCAGTACAGAATTCATAATATCCACACGACTTTTACCAGAAATTTTATAGGAAGAAGTGGTCGCCTTCGCATTCGCCTTCGCCTTCGCAGAAGTTACTTCTTTTTCTTGTATATCAAATTTACCCGTATTTACAAGAGGCAATCCCATGACACTTTCTCCGCCAACAAAGTATATATCGAATACAGCAAACATATCCCTTTCTATACCGTCCAGGCGCTTGCTCGCCGGAAGATATTCCCCATCCAGCAGTGTATTGTACATTACATCTCTCTTAGCACGAACACCTGTTCCTCTTACCTCAAAAGCACTATTGATGAGGTATGATTCTCCTATGTCATTTACATACATCAACATACGCTCACCGTCGGCTTTATCTGTCACAGCATATCCGTCAAGAATAGATAGTTGCCCATAGGTAAGACCGGCATCCGAAAGATGAACTTGTTCTAAAGTAAGTGGCTTTGGTGCCAGATAGTAACTATCCCGAAAATACTTCTTTTCTCGTACTTTATCTATCAAGCTATCATAGCTTTGTAATACCTGCTTCTGCTGATCAATGGTTATAGGAGAACGATTCTGCTCTATAACCTGAAGCATTCGTACAATTGATACCATTGTCTCTTTTGTATCAAGTTCTGGAGGGCATTCTATTTTGTATTCAATTAGAATTGGTTGAGACGATACACCGGATGCTATCATATTGGTAGCGGAAGTATTTGAACGGCGGGTAATACACATATTATAACATACGCCCGTTTTTGTATCAGTATAAACAATTCTCTTTGTTATTTTATATTTTTTCATAGATAGTTCCCATCCTTGTGGTGTGGCTTCTTCCGTTTCTTTTTTCTCTTCAATCTTAGAAACGGTTTTCAATGAAAATATATCGGGTAATTGCGTCATGTTCTCATCTTCAATGGTCATATATCGAAACCATTTTCCTTTCGCAGCCGTAGGATTCTCATATTGACAATAGTTAGATATATTACTAATACCTTCTACCGTCAATAGCGTAGAAGAAGCTTCATCGTACACCGAAAGCTCTTCATCATATATATCCTCTCTATAATCCATACTTTGGAATATAGCAATGGTATCCTTCATATCGGTTACAGTCCATTCCAAATTTTTGGGATAGAATGAAATTATCCATTTTCTGTATTTCTCCCGAGCAAGTTCGGAATGTGTTTCAAGTATAGGTATTATTAGATCTGCGGATAGATTCATTGTTGTTATTCACTCTCTATATTCATAAAAAGAATTCTTTATGTAAAATTTACGGTTTATAAATTTAACATCATTATAGGTAATCAATTTTTATTGTGCTTTTATATATACATTGTGTGGTTTCATAAAGAGATGACAGCCTGGAATTCGGGTATTTTCTTTATATCCGTGCCAAACAACGATCTTTGTTCCTGCTTGTACCGGAACATTCATTAGAAAGGAGACAAATTCGGCAAAACGCTCTACGTCTGCCATATCCGTATGTTGATTACGAATACATGCCGAGATAGCGCGTGAGGTAGATGGTCCGAAGAAGGCTCTGGCATTTTTAGCAACCCAATCAATTAATTGTCCTTTTGTATATTGCCGAATATCTCTCTTTGTCTCATAAGGATAAATCGCGAACATGTCATCTACCTTTCCAGCGATAAAGTCAATAAAGGAGAGATCGTTATTCTTTTTATAATCTCGTTTAACATTTGATCCTTTTGTCATTGATTCTGGTGTTAGTTTCGCGGTATTTATTTCTTGTTCCGGATCTTGTTCAGGATTTTGTTCCGGATCTTGTTCAGGATTTTGTTTTTTGTCATTTATTACATATACTGCTTGGTGTACAGGTTCTGTTATTCTTTTAATTACTTGAGGTTTGACATTGTTCCCCTGTGTTAATTCATTCATGTACCATTTTTCTGCTGTCTCAAAATTATATGGAATATCTTTCAATAGAAGATCTACTAATTGAGTATTCATTCTTAACAATAATAATAATAATAATAATAATATAATGATATAATCAAATTTTGCTAAAAACTAAAAATAAATTTTACAACTTATGACTTATGACTTATGTCTTATGTCTTACTATATATGGTATCGTTACATTACAAATTGTTCTGGCATTAAATCATTTTCATAGGTGGATATTAATAGAAGAGGTTTTGAAAAACGCTTTTTTAGAAGATAGAATCTCATACTGGATGAGATCTTCGCGGCTACTGCTTTACGATTGTCCTCATCTTCGTCCTGTCCCGGCTCTTTTTCTGTATTCATTTCCATTGTTTGTTCGGGATCTTTTTCTGTATTCTTTTCTTTTTCTTTCTCAATTATATTTCGCGACTTTAACCGAATCGTAAGTCCTTTTGGTACGCGTAAATTATCTGCGTCCTTCTTTATATTTTCATAAAGCTTATGATTTAAAACATCGCATAATGTTTCATATTTTACTAATTCCGTATTGCTTCGGTCGCAAAATTGTATGAACTGTTCAATCTTTACCATTGTTTCTTCTGAAACCCATGAAAGATTGAAGAAAATGCCGTTATTATTCTGTGTATATTCACAATGATCTTTGTACAATAGTTTAAAGAGTTCATCAATTTCTGTCTTACTCAAATCACGGATAGAATTCACTACCTTTTTACAACGCTCCGAATCAATCATTTGTCAAATGGAGATAGTTATATCTTTATATGTAAAAGTGGATTATTTCTTATATCAAAAATAAAAGGAGTAAAAAGAAATTTTTAATGTTATTGTTTCAGTGTATTATTTTAATAATTTAGAAATCATCATCATTTATCGCGCCTCCTTCGGCATCATCTCCTGTGGGATCTTCTTCATCTTCTTCTTCCCCTCCTTCAATGTCACTCATACCTCCATCGCTTTCGTCGTCATCTTCGTCCTCGTCCTCTCCGCCCACCTTATCATCATCCGAATGAACGCTTCCTCCATCTATTTCGTCATCCCCTCCATCTATACCTTCGAGCATATCGTCGTCTTCTTCCTTTATTAGAAGACCATTTATATCGTATTCGGTTAATAGTTTTTCCTTATCGGATGATCTCTTTTGTTTTATCTTTGTATCTTTCACTGCTCTGGCAATAACCGAAATCTTTTTATCATTAAGCTGGTATCTCTTTCCAAGAACTTCAGCGAATATTTCATCCCCAACATCAACTGTATCAAGATCAATCTCTGATGTAATACCGGCAGATCTCCTTGGAATAAGAACATCTAATACGGAAAGCTTTGTTCCGTCAATGATGATAGCGCCTTCTGCCAGAATTCCAAGTTCATTCTTATTCTTTACAATCGCCTTGAAAACCATACCCCTGACAGGATTACATACATCTGCTTTACAAACAATATCATACTTGATATGACCATTGAAATGAGCTTTCATAAGGCATCCCATGGAACGCTTTACAATTTCAATACTCCCTGGACGAATATAACCAAAACGGCTACATATTCCTTCCAGACTCTTCTTTATCTTTTCATGCACATGATCATCTATATTGCCTGTCGTAATTGAACTTGGGGATAATTGTACCTGAGTACGGAAACGAACTGGCATAAACACGTCCATCTTATTCTATATTATGAAAATGTTGTATATTAAAACACTTACTTATTACTATATCATTTTTTCAAGTTCGGCTTATATGAGGGTGGAAGGAACATTCTTGACTTGTCCAACATAACACTTGAAACACTACTACAAATTGCCGCCTTTTTAGTTGGTATAATATCTGTGGGAAGGGAAAGAGAAGACCATAGGTCACTAAGTTCTTCTAATTTTAAAGACGAACATACAATACCGGGATTTGTAGCGCGTATAGGTGTTCCCTTCTTTAAAATTTTGAATATCAATTTCATCTTCTTATCTTTTAAAGATTTATAGGGGACGTACATTCCCGTATATTCTTTTGGTTCTTCACCTTCTTTTGGCGCTTCAACCAGTTTTCTCTTTGACTTTATCGCGGTTATTTCAACCGAATTTGCCTTTCCAAGTTTTCCATTTGCTCCAAGTATATATATTTGTTCTGGTCCTTTGAAAAAGTCAAAGTACCCTATATATTTGCTTTTGGTTTTTAAAGATGGATATTCACTACTTTTAATGAGAGCTCCTTCGCGATACAAAAGATCCGATATGCGTTTTATCCATGTTGGCATAGTTTCCGTTTCGGAATATATAATTTTGTCGGCAAGAAGAGGCCATATATCGGCATATAAATTTTCATATATAAAGATGACTGCCTCGTTATCATCACTTATATTGTTTATATACTCAAATATGACGATCTGGTCCATTGTACTCGCTACTTCTTCTTCGCGTTCTATATGTGTGCTTACTTGAATTCCCTTCTTCGTAGCATCTCCGGGAACTACATACAAGCTATCTTTATGAATAAATACGCGATATCCAGATAAGAGCCCATCCTTTTCAAGAGACGCTTGCAGTGTAGAATAGATTACTTCCGGGAATTCTTTCATACGAAGGATATCCGGAATATTTTTAATAGGGATCATGACATGATCTGTATTTAATTTAGCAGGATTCGTTTTTATGGAATGAAGGATATACTTTCTTAGCCTTGCCTGTATGGTTGGAATTATATCCGCATATATGTCGGGTCTTATCTTTTCTTTCTTTTTTTCAATTGATTCTGTTGCTATATCTGGGATATGATTACATTGTGGCTCATCCGTAGGAGAATCACCATATTTATATCGTATTAGCGTACCTTGCGATGTTTTCATATTCACAGTAAAATCAAATGTACTACTGGGCATATAATTCAGGTTCTTCATCAAGGAACAATCCCAAGCATGATCTCGTATCATATGAACAACCTCATTTGTTTGAGCAAGCTTACGAGCACTGATACGATAAGAATTCAAATCGGATGTATCCATTGGTTCGCCTGTCTGCGGATTAAATGCTATTGCTGTATGAAGATAAACGGAGACGTTTCTTTCTTCTACGGGTTTGAGCATATGAGAACAAGTGCGGATTACACGGCCAATAACTTGTTCAAGATTATTAATATTATACCAAGGATTAAGAATATGCATTTCGCGAGCATTCTTTATTGTTAAACCTTCGCGAGCAATAGGTGTAATAAGTACGACCTTTATGGTTTTTCCATCACGATTTGTAGTAGAATTTACATCATCCAATAATTCGGTTAGTGTCTTACCGCCTTTCATAATATCTTGATTTCCAGACAATATAACATACTGCGGATTTGGTATATCCTTGTACATATATGGGGGTGTTCGTGGATATTTTTTAGATATCGGGACACGGTCAATAAGTTTTGCCCCTCCGTACCTACCAAAACCCACATGTTCTAATGCCAATGCTATAGGAATAATACCGGACCAATTATAATTTGAATAGATAACGACAATACCTGTAGATGTCTTTACAAATTCACATATTCGTAGCATCTTGGCGGCGATCGTACCAAGCATATCTGGAGTCGGTGAAAGCCATGGAGTGCTTGATCTATATTTGAAAGAAAGTGTAGGTGTTGAAGAAACATCAAACATATCATACAGCCATTCGCGTCCAGTCTTACCATTGTAAGCAATACAATTCATTTGTTCATAGGTTTTCATCTGGGCGCGAATATCACGTGCCTGATTCATCTTTTCCATAATAGAGGAAAGTTGAGATGATCCCAGTTCCGTTGGTACAAGACCATCTTTATAATAGGTTGGCCATGATGGATCTGTAACATTGTTGTCCGTAATAGCTGTTTTTATTACTGCCGTACCTAACATTTCCGGGGACAATCGCACTGGAAAGGTAAATGGATTATTACCGCGTACATAGGAAATGTATTCCGATGCCAGCTTTTTCAACTTCTTTTGTATGGACGGTATAATCTTATTGTTCTCAAACAAAGCCGGGAGATTGTCGGGATCCAGCATATTGTCGCGCTTGTCATTGATACATAACAAAGAAAGAAGCCAAAGAATTTCTTCTGGTTCATTGTACATAGGAGTCGCCGAGAGCAAAATAAGGCGATTGTTCTTACCAACTCGCAGTAGTTTTATCAGTGGTTGAGTAAGCGCCTTCTGTTGATGTTGCTGATCTATATTTACATCTCGTAAATTATGAGCTTCATCTATAATAATTACCTTATCACGAAGGGAATCTAATTTACCCTCTTTATCTAATTTTTCTATCTTCGTAGCAAATTTCTGATAAGTTATAAATTCATATCGCTGTCCAATCTTCGTATCTATTTCTCGTTGAAGACTTTCGCGTTCTTTTTCTGTAGTAGGAGTCTTTAATTTTCCTATCAATCGCATATAGTAGTCTCCAGTACATTGTTCGCGTAAGGCTTCTAAAGATGCTTTCTGTGATATAGAGAAAATCTGCCCTTCATACGACTTTTGAAGTGTCCCCGTTGAAACGACGATAATAGATGGTTCATCGCCTTGACGATAATCTTTCAAAAATGCCTCTGCTACCGTAATAGAACTACATGTCTTGCCCGTACCCAATTGATGGTAGAGTAATAAACTTCGATAGGGAGATCGTATAGACATATAATGTTGCATCAAATGCTGGTACATTGTTTTTTCAAAACCCGTACATTGTTCTTTGGATAACTGTTCAAATTCATCACGCGATAGTGTAGGTTGTTTTATACTTTTGAATAGTTGATAATCGGAACGCTTTATTAACTGGTCGCGAAAATCATCATCTCCCAATGAAGGGTATTCCGTTCTTATAACAACCATATCTTTATTTATGGTATGTATGTGAATCCTCTACACTGTAGATTTGATTATGTTTTATGAAAAAATAAGATCTTTTTTTATTTGTGATAAAACATTAGATTTAACATAGGATGTATTATAACCTAATAGGTATTGTATTTCTTATTTATGGATTTGCAAAAATAGCGATGGTGACATCACTCATCTTTATACCTCCTGAAATAAAAAAGAGACTTGCATTGATTGAAGGGTTTGATTTCTTTGTTAGTTTGGATGATACATTGGCTGGTCATATGTATGAATATATACTTTTGGTATTCGCGGTCTTTTCCATTATTCATGGGCTCGCTCTACTTGGTGTATTTAGAGAATCCTTCCATGATGTGATTGAAAGAAAATCATTCCAATATCCTTTCTATATTGCTCTTGGATTGTGGATGATGATATTCTATATATCAGTAATCTATACGAATATACCAATTGAGAAAGATATGCAATATGTACGAAATTACAAAATATATTGTTATCTTGGCGGTCTATCTTTCTTGTTGGTACCATTTATTTGGGAAGCCATAGAATACTTTAATCCAAAATTATATAGGATGCGCCAAGATACACAACTTATGTATATGACACTGCTGATGTTGGTAGCAATTTTCATCATTTTCCTCGTATATATAGTTACGATGCGACTCAAAAAGTTATACGATAAAAATAATTTATCATTTACAAATTTATATACATTAAATCAAAAGAAACAAGAGACAGATAAAAAAGAAGTATAAGAAATAGATTATAGGATATATAAGATAAAAGACAAAAACGAAAACATAAGTCATAAAGATGGTACAAAATATAAGAACAGAGCAGGAAATTAATCAAATTATTCAATCCTTTCAAGGACTTGTGGTAATTGATGTATTTGCTACATGGTGTGGTCCTTGTAAGCTACTTTCTCCTAAACTGGATATAATGGAACGAGAATTTCCAAATGTAAAGTTTATTAAAGTAGATGCAGATGAGGTTGTAAATTTTGCGGATAAAAATGAAATTTCAGCCATGCCGACGATTATCCTTATGAAGAAAGGTGTTGAAGTAAATCGTATTACAGGGCTAAACGAAGTACAAATAAATAATATGATTAAAAAATATTTATAAAATAGTATTAAGATAGAAATAATGACAGAAAAATGTGGTATAATAGACAAATTGCGTAATCCAAAATTATTTGATATGTCTATCTTTGATTGGGTAACCTCTTTGTTAGGAGCATGGATTATTGGACGATTCATTTTTAACCTTACTGGAGCAATCGCGTGGATTGCATATATCCTTTTCTGGATAGCGCTCGGTGTTTTTATTCATTGGCTTATAGATGTTCCAACCATGATTGGATACTATTTAGGTATATCTGAAAAACCGAAGCGTAAGCAATGTTAATTAATTAGAAATTTTTATTATTTAATTTTAAAGGTTTTAACTTACCACCCGGTGTAAGATATCTACGTCGTCCATCGACAAGAATATATGTGCCTTTTGTACTTGTATATTTTTTATATTGCTTTTTATTGTAGGTATATTTATTATTACCACCTCCTTCTATTTCACATCTATTTTCTTCACAATAGGTATCTGAAATAGGTACGGTTTGATATTTTTCATCATATTTATCAATATTTACATAACAAATATAGTAAATTTCAGGAGTTTGAATCAATTCATATTTTTTTCTCTGTCGTATAGAATCATTCAAAGAGCCTATATCTCTCCAATCTAGAGGAAATATATCCTTTGGATTATATGAATCTACAATCACAGGAATTTTTTCTGTATCCGTATTACACATCGTGCCCATGACTACATGACCTATTAAACGACCACTTTCATTCGTTGTTGTATATCGAATCGAAATATGATCTAATTGATATTTGTTCCCATTTATTTCTATTATGTTAAATAAGACAGATTGATCCGAAAGAAAAATGGTGTTTTTCATATCATCCAATTTAATTGTTTGTTTTTGATTTTTCATATTCTTATCAAAATAATGTAATATAAGAAGCTCTGGCATTTCAATTTTATGTTTACTTTTATCTTTACTTTTATAATTTTGTAATGGATCATCAAAATTATTCAATAATTTTATATTTTTTTTATAGTTTTGAAATGGATCCTCAAAAATATTCAATAATTTTACATTTTTTTTATACTTTTCATAACCATATATATATTTTAACATGGTTTTAAAAGCAGACAAGGAATTTCCACCTTCTTCTAAATGTAAAGGAAAATCCGTTTTTCCAGAAATAGTAGCAATCGTCGTTGGTTTATATTTATTATTTAACTCAGAATCAAATTTAATACGTTCTACTACTTCTTCTTCTTCGTGTATTTTAATAGTAAAGGATGCTAATAATTGTATATAATCTCGTATATTAGGACAAGTAAGATCAATTCTTTTTTGAATCGTATCTTTCCAAGTTTTATATAGATGTGTTTGTAATATATGATTACATTTATAAAAATATATTAATTTCATGATCATAAAGGTAGCAACTTCATCCATATTTTGCTTTGTGACAATAATAGGAATAGAAGGAGTAATTTTAGATTGTTTGTCGTATCCTAAATTTAATATATATTCATCATATACTTCTTCCTGTATATTTGTTTCATAGGGTTGTATGAGAACTTTTAAATGTATGTTGGTGTCATATAAATGACTGCAATGAATCGTTTGTTCTGCTGTTTTCTTTTTTAAATGTTCTATATACTCATGTAATTTTAAAAGAGCGAAATGGTATAGTTGTGGCGACAATAAAATTCCGTGTATGGCAGCATTATAATAACACGTGCCGGATGCTTGAATAAGTCCTTTTGTACATGAATGTTTCGTTTGGACGAATCTTTCTGCTACCAGTTTTTCATATACAGAAGGATAGTCTGCGCGAATCATCTCCCAATCAGTATGTTTCTCCAATTTTATAAATACACGTAATGTATCTATATTCTCCATTTGTGATGCTTTTTTTAATAAATTCGTATATACTTTGGTAATATCCGCACCCGCGTGTACTAACATTTCAATAATTATAGCAAATTTTTCTTCATATTGTGGTATTTTTTGAGCTTCTTCCAAAACAATTTGTATTATTTCATGCTTATTTTTTCTGGATGAAATGATACCCTTGTATTGTTTTAATAAAAATTTTATAATCTTGATTTGAACCCCTTTGATAGCATAAATCAAAGCATTGTATAGCATTAATTTATGATGTTCATTTGCTATAAAATTTTTATCTATTAGCATTTCATTTAGTATTTTTGTATCTCCATAAAAGGATGCTGTTTGTATACGATTAATTAAAGCTTGGTCCTTCTCATTCATTATAATTTTGGAAATATATGGAACGATTCCGTATAGTATCTGCACATAGATGTTAAAATAAAAATAAAAATAAAAATAAATTTAAAACATTATGATTCTATAAAGTATTCAAAAACCTTTCCGTCTGGATAAAGTTTAAAGAAGATCTCTGCTGTCACGCGAATATCTTCATCGGCGCGATGGAGTTCTGCTACAGGCTGGTGTCCATAAAGACGCTCATAAAGATTACATAATTTTGGCCATCTTTGTCCGGGAATTGTATTTGTTAGCATTGTACAATGCTTTTGTTTGCTGACCCACATAGAATGGATCCATACATATTTGGCACGTATTAATTCAGATACTACAATTTTGTCATCAAATGCCATATTATGACATACAATAAGTTCTGTATCTATCAAATCTTCTGCCAACACTTCCATTGCTTCTCGTAATGGTATTCCTTTTTTAAGAGCGATTTCCATTGTAAAACCGTGAATATTAGACGCCTCTTTCGGTATTTTAAAACCGTCTGGATAAATAACAAAATCTCGTTTTTTAATCACCGTTCCATTTTTAGCATATAGATTCCAAGCGATTTGAACGAGTCGCGCACATTCCCATGCTTTGCTATCCGTAACTGGTTTGTATTTCCACCGATCTTTATAGGCATTTGAGAGAGCAGGTGGAAGCCCTGACGTCTCTGTATCCAAAATCATTATATAACTCATAATTCAAATATTTACTGTTATATACAACAGATACAGAATGGCTTAATACAATTTGTAAATTTTGTAATATTTTTACCATTTTTTATTTCCTTTTATTCTTGATAAAAAGGGAATGAAAAATACGGAACATATCGCTATTTTTACAAGAGTATAGACAATTGATGATGATTTCTTTATAGGGTCTAAATCTTCTATATGGCGTGGAATAATTTGATGAACTTCTTCTATTACAGGGAAGATGGATTCTTCTATAGGTGAAATTGTTTCTGTTACAGAAGTGGCTTTCTCTGCTTTCTCTGCTTTCTCTGCTTTCTCTTCTTTCTCTTCTTTTGTTGTAACTTGCTCTGCGGTATGATCCAATAATTCATCTGTTTTTGGAATACAAACTTTAGTTGTTACATGTCTTACACAACTGGCAGAACTGGCAAATACTTTTTTACACAAATTACATGTGTTCTTTGGTGTACTTAAAATTAATCCATGTTTATGTTTTACATGCCTTGATAAACCCATTATACTTTTGGCTTCGAATGAACAATTCTCACATTGTTGCATTGTGTCTATTGTTGTAGTTGTTATAGTTGTCATATTCTTTATATTAACTTATATTTTATAATATTACTGTGCTTTGTAATTTTTGCCCAGATAAGTTCGACCAATCCAATTATGATCTATCTCTAGTTTCTTACTTAGAGCGAGTTGCGAATTGCGAGTCAACACATATAAATAATTCAAACGACGCATTACTTTTACTACTGCTTGATGTATTGTCTTGCTTTCCGTAGATGATATATCTTCAATTGCTTTTTTAAGAGCATTACGACGTTCGGGTGCTTTCAATTTTATTAGATTTTCGTATCCGTATATGGAAAGATCCAACTCATCGGATGACATTATTTTTTCACTGGATGGAGTTTTACCAGGGTTACCTACATCTTGAATACATGTGGGTTTTACACGGTATACTTTCTTATTATCAGACCGTACAGCCTTGTATCCTACACGCTCTATCATACCTTCAGGGCAAATCATTCTTACTCGTTATTCTATACAAAATGAATAAAAATAAATTATAATGAAATTGTTTAATATTTAATGTTTAATATTTAAGTTTCTTCTTTTGACACAAGGATATAATAGCTGTATTTGCACATGTGAAAAGCTCCTTTCTTTCTAAATTATGTGTTCGTATATGTTCCAATACTTCTTGAAAGGGAAACCAAGAGACTTTTTGAACTTCACGAGCCTGATTTATATTTGTTGGATCAATAATTATTTCTCTCTCACAATTTGTTATAAGTTCTGCTATAAAATATACATGCCTATATAACACAGCATTCGTGCCATAAAATACTTCTTCAAATGGCTTAATAGTATCACAAATTTTTACATCGCTAATATTAAATCCCGTCTCTTCGCAGAATTCGCGTATAGCACAACTCACATCTGTCTCTCGTAGATGTCTTCTACCTTTTGGGAATCCCCATTCAGGCTCTGTAAAAGGTGTTGTCGTATCTTTAATAATAGAACCCAATGAAAATTTACAATTAATTCCATTTTTATCTTTTATTTCTACGCCTTTTTGAATATCTTTAAATTTCTTATTTGCCTCCTCAAAATCGACGGTATGTCGTTGAATTGATTTTTGAAACCATACATGATTCCATAAATCTTCAAATGATTTTGTAATTAACATATTACGCTCGATCGTCGTCATATGTCCTAATAATTTTGTTATATAGGGCACATCGTTAGGATCGTATTTACCTCTTATAAATTCCATAAAAGATAGACTGTCTTTGCGTTGTATCATAAGATATTCAGGGGCATCACGAATATTACGATAACATATAAGACCGAAACTAACGATTGGTTGAGGACATGACTTATAAACATGCCCGTTCATTCCGCAGTTTCTACAAATATGTACTTTTCTTGGCTCATCTTGATTGGTTTGACCGTGTTGGTGTTGGTGTTGGAAATGATTGTTTTTGTAAACAGACATACATACTATAATTATTCTATAATATACACCTCTTCTTAAGCAAAATAAAATCCTGAATATCATAAAAGTAAAAAAGTAAAAAAGTAAAAAAGTAAAAAGTAAAAAGTGTTATGTATATAGAGAGAAGAAACCGTATTAAAATGGGAATAGAACCGACCATATGGGGATCCAATATGTGGGCAATGATTCATTTAATTTGTATTTATGCTCCTGAAACCATTGACGCAAATGTTCGCAATACTTATTATATGTTTTTCTCAATGATGCCCTATGTACTTCCATGCGAAAAGTGCCGTGATCATTGGTTAGAACATATTAGTAAATATCCAATTGAACAATCACTTGATACAAGAGAAGACCTATTTAAATGGTCTGTAAATATGCATAATCTTGTGAATGTAAGTATCGGTAAACCCGAAATTTCGTACAGTCGCGCTTTTGAACACTGGACAAATGTAAGCAACGGTGCTACGCCAATAACAAAACATATTTCCAATAACAAAGAATACATTAATATACTTTCTAAAAAAACAACAAATAATTATAATGTACGATCGCTGATAATAATTTTACTAATTTTAGCAATAATTATGATTATCTTCGCCACATTCTGGTATATGAACCGTTCGTAAAACGAATTAGAGCATATACATGTTTGGCTTAGTACCACCTATGGTGGCAGCGCCGAAACCGTAATCCGTAAATTTCTCAGCTTCTTCCTTTTTCTCAGCTTGTCCCTTCATAGCGGGTACTTCTTCTGATTCAGCATAACCGGTGATCTTAGATTTTTTAGCGACATTGGCCATGGCATGGGCAACAAATTTCTCCATCGCCTTTTCTCCGTTTACATCGTTCGCGACAGCTTCTCCAGCAGCTTCACCTTCAGCTTCACCTTCTTCAGCTTCTTCAACTTCTTCTTTCTTCTCGGGCATGTCTTCGAACATCTCAAATGCTCCTCCGTTCATCAGCTTCTTTGCCATAACGTTAGCATCCTGGAAAGACATCGAGAACTTCTCAGCCTCTTCTGCGTGCTTGTCCGATGACTTTACGGTGATAGCAACGATGATAAGCAATATGCAGTAGATGATGGTTAGTACGGCAACGATCCAAGCATACCATCCGCAGAAGGGGGCTTTGCTGGTACCATTTACAAGGCACGTTAGCTGGAAAAGGACGATAGCTATGGTGGGAAGGGCAAACAGGAACATGATCACGATGATCATTACTCGCTTACCGATGGAGATATTTTCCTTGCCGAAAAGGATGGAAAGAGCTACGGCGACAATCGCCACAAGGATGGCATATCCTGCCCAACGGGATTGGGTGGCGCCTACGAAATGATCACTGAAAGCCATATGATTTAAACTGTTCTATAAAAGAAGGCAGAAAAAAGAAAAGAAGTATAATAAGCAAAACGAATTTAAGGTTTTGACGCTATATACAATTAACCTATTGTCATAATATCATAATATCAGTTCGCTGATTCGCAAAATAATTTCTTATTATTTTTAATTCATCGTTCGTGCTTTCATAAACGATGGGGATTCCTCACTATTTTCGGGTGATCGCCCAAACCTATCCGGGAATCATCGGTCTTTCTATGCCTCCTACGGACCATATTTTCTTTGATTTCAACGGAGCAATTCATCAATCTGCTAAAAAGGTAATTGACCAGAAAAAAACGCAAAATGTAAATGTAAATATCGTTGATCTTTATGACGATCCAAAGTTAAAGGATCTATCTGTTAGCGGCGACGATGAAATTGATCCTATTGAAAAAGAGATTATGGATATGGTAGAAGAATATGTAAGAACTTTAACAAATCTTATCAAACCGAAAACAGGAGTTTATATTTACATGGATGGTGTCGCTCCTCATGCGAAACTTATGCAACAGCGTAAAAGACGCTATTTATCCATGATGCGATACAAACTTCTCAAGACAGAGCCTATTTGGGATACAAATGCTATATCTCCGGGCACAATATTCATGATTCGTCTTGGGGCATTTCTGCGAAAACAGCTACGATATAGACCTCTAAAAAATGATATTACAACAAAGTTCAGCTTTTCAGATGAAAATGGGGAAGCAGAACATAAAATATTCGCTTCCATGGCGTGTATTCCACACGATGAAAAAATCATGATTCATGGACTGGATGCGGATCTTATTATGCTTTCCTTGTTATGTCATCGCCCGAACATCACTCTTATGAGAGAATACCAAGACAGTATGGATTTTCAGTTTCTTAATATTGATAAATTGCGCGAAGGTATTCTGAAAGAACTTTCAAATACATATAAGTGGCCGATTGATGCTGGTGTAGGAATTTTTGATAAATTGGCTTGTGATGCTATTGAATCCTACATCGTATGGTGTTTCTTGTTGGGCAATGATTTCATACCTCATATGCCAACACTTCATCTTCAAAAGTTTGGTCTTCAAAAAATATTAGCGGCATCACAGCATACAATGTTGGTAAATTCAACGACTTCTGAGATAGATTGGGATGTTATGTATCATATATTAGAATCACTTTTAACACAAGAAAACGATATCATGTATGGTCTCGTATCCGATAGTATGAGAAAATTCTGTCATGCGAAAACCGACGAAGAAAAAGTGGATATGTATCCTTTGTTGGAAGAAAACAAATCCGATCTTACAATGGAAATACATAATGGTTGTGGAGCTCGTATGAAAAATAATCCAGCGTGGATTCCATTATACTATAAAAAACTATTTCATACACGGATACATGATCTTGGAGTGGTTTCTACTGCCTGCCAAGAATATACAACCGGTATGGAATGGACCTATCGTTATTATAAACGGCTCGCGCGTGATTCTACCTGGTATTATCCGTATTTATATGCTCCCACGATGTTGGATTTAGCAAATCATATCGCTATATCAAAAGAAGATCATGCCATTATGGTACAAACTTGGAAAGAAAAATACAAAGTACCAACCTTTATACCAGATTATGTACAATTGTTATGTATTCTTCCTCCAGAAAGTATTCATCTTATTCCTGGAAAATTAAGAAGTGTTATGACCGATCCAAATCTTGGATGTACGCATATGTATCCTCGTAAGTATCCTATCTTAACTTTCTTAAAAACAAGACTATGGGAATGTTCACCCGTGCTTCCTGCTTTAGATATACCTTTGCTACAGAAGAACGCCGAACAAATTGTAACGCAGATTGATCGTATAAATCCTAGGAAAAAAGCAACAGAGTCCTTCTCACGCGGTTTTCATATTTCTAAATAGAGTTTCCGCTACCATTTGTATTGTTTACATCAATATTTGTATGATCTCTATCATCCGATGATACATAGCTGTCCGACGAAACGCGCCTATTTTTTACATTGTATTGCGTAAATGGCGTAGAGGTAGTTGTTATTTGACTATTTCGCATGGCTCTATTTTGTTTTTTTATTTCAACATTGATTTTATTTGAAACATCTTTGAAACGCAGGTGGTCTTTTGTAACATGATCTAAAGGAGGTGCCTGATCCATGATAGATTGATATCTATTAAAGGCGTCGCGAAGATACATTATTCCGGCGGTATCTCTATCACCTGGCGGTATGAATACCGTACAGTGTATATCCTCTGATAATTTCTTCAAAGCGACACAAGTAGAAATACTCTTGGAAACGGTTTCTCCAATTTTTTTGAATGATTCATAGGTCTGTATCATAGCAATAAAGACATTGACAATACCAATGGATATATTGATATATTGTTGCGTTCTTAATGGGTCAACCGAAGAAGAGGCAAAGGAGGAAGAACCAAAACTTGCAGCACCCGAAAGCGAAGATAATATAATTGCTGGAAGCCGAAGTTTGTTGTGTATTTTACTTGTTTCTACATACAATAGTCTATATACCTCCGCGAGTTCAAGACAGGTTTTATGTAGTAATTCAAGATACTCTTCTTCGCGTTCACACCAGAAATGAGCAATTGGTGGCTGTACGGATGTCATTGCTTACAATCCTAATAAAAAAGCTTTCTATATTTTGCTAAGAGGATTTATTTCTTTGTAGAAGAAATTTTATTACATAGAATAACCGCATCTTCGGGAGTCATACGATATCTGGGATCTGGATGAAGAATACCTCGCATCAATGTCACATAGTCTTGATTATTATGAGGATTATCCAAATACTGATCTAATTCACATATCGTCGTTCCAATAGAATAGACATCAATCTTATCGGCAAAATTATCAAACTTCTTATAATCCGTTAATGCGATCGATAGAAGTGATTCGTGATTTGATGCAGCAATAAATTCGCTTATTGTATAATATGGATATACATATTGTTGCATACTTTCAAAGCGATGTATAATTTGCTGTGTTAGGTCCATATTCTTTATTTCTTCAATGCGCATATTATAATACTTTTCTTTTTTCATAGCGAGACTTGCTATGTAATATTCTGGAGGAAAGGGTCTATATCTTCGTTTTAGTCTTTTGTAATTTCGTTCTGTATAAATTTGCGAGAATGGTAACATAAGGCTAAAATCTATAAGAATGGCCTTTCTTTTATAGACGAGAACATTGTCAAGCTTAATATCCTGATGTACCATTTTGTTTTTCTTAAGAAGAACGATTGCTTCAAATAAGGGTGTAATCATTTTGGCAAAGGATCTAACAGGGATATGTTTCTTATAATTCATAAGTGTCTTTTCAATATCTGTTCCACCATATGGCATCGTAATCTGCCATATTTTTTTATTTTTTAATTGATCAATATTAAATGATTCTGTATTATAATCCGTACTTCCTATACTTGTAAATAGTTCACATTTGGATATGGCATTTACATTATCAGGTTGTGTAAATGCTTTCTTATCAACGGAACACCCGCTTATAGGTGTGAGTATTTTTTCTTCACTCGGATCAATCTTTTTTGTCATCTTTCCAAAACGAACTTCGTTGTCGTATTTGTATTTATCATAAAATAGTTTTCCAACCTTTTTTCGTGTATCCTTATCTTTATCCTTGTCCGTAATAATGGTTTCTTTATTATCACATGGGAGTGGATGGGAAATAACACAACCATATGATCCTTCTCCAAGGACTTTTAATTTATTTTTTGGAGGCATTGTACTTATCTCATTACATTATTAACCGAATTTATTATTTCTTTTTTCAGTTATAGTTGTGTAAATATGATGTGTCAAAATATAATAGCTTATTACAAGAAATGCCTTGTTGGACACTTGTTATTACGAGTATCGGATTTTTCATACCTGCTCTTATCGCTGCTCAAATGAAAAAACATAAAGAAAAGATTATTATATCAGCATTGGCATCAACCAGTGTCCTTTACCACGGAACTATACATCCATTAGCACGGTTTATAGATACTTGTGTAGCGCACTTTGCAGCAATTCTGTTTTTATCTGGTGGAGTAAGAGATTTTCTAAAATACAAAAGAGTATATGATGTAATAGGTATTACATTAAGTGGTATTTCCATAATTATGTACTATACGAAAAGTCTTCGTATTGATCACGAAGATACAAGCCGAAAATGGCATATGGGTGTTCATCTTACAGCACAGGCGGCATTATTAATCTTTCTTAAAACACAACCCCAACCCCAACCACAAGATCTATATTTACCATAATTTTTATAGAAGAACAAATTGTTTTCGTAATTGTAAGAATGACAACCGTCCCGCGATGGATAGCAAAGGCTAAAAAAGAACTGGAGTATTGCTATCGTTATTATACCGTACAGAAAGAAATAATTCTTTTTACACCAGAAACGATAAGGCAATTAGTAGAAGAAATAGGAGATAGTAAATATACACTCGAAGGCGTGAAAGAGTTTTTGGGTCGTTGTAAACGGAAAGTCCGGTTTTCTATGAATTGTATTACGATTGACGTCGTATGTAATAAAATAAGTAAGAAACTTATTGAACAAATTACAAGAACTCTTTATCGTACAAATGCTATATGTAGGATGTTCAAAATAACAAGAAACAATCAACCGTATCCTATCATTCTGGTGCCGTTTGATGAACCACGAACAAAGCCGGAAATTATGAGTGATATTGTAGAACCAAAACATGTAAATGGAGGTTATACATATATCAATAATGGAAACATATACATTTATCGTTTAGAAGAATGGCCGAAAGTTGTTCTACATGAATTACTCCATAATGTGCCAAAACTACAGATGATTCCGTGGTCAAATATAACAATTAAACAATTATATAATGTTTTTGATATTAATACATCGGGATGTCCAGATCATTGTAGTACTTCCCTTGAACCTACAGAGGGCGTCATTGAAGCGTGGGCAATTTTTCTTCATACAGTATTTATGTCCTTAGAAATGCCAGATAAAGACTTTTATAGTCTTCTCAAAGATGAGATCAAATGGAATGATAAACATATCGAATGGATACTAAGCAAAAAAGAAATCTATAAAGATAAAAAATGGAGTGAAACATCCCATATTTTCAGTTATATCGTCCTTCGTGGTATTATCCTTCATCATCTCGATTCGTTTCTAAAATTATCAATACCATATGACGAAACAAAATTGTCTCTATTCTGGATAGAAAAATGGCAAAATATAAAAGACAAATATAATTATAATATAAATAATAAAAATAATATTAATAATAAAAATAACACCACATTGCGAATGAGTAAATACGGAGATGTATAATGAAATCGTGATTAATAATAATAATAATTAAATAATTTGGAGATAAATACGGTTGTCATTTGATTTATATATCGGCGAGAGTCCATTTGCAACAGATTCGGGTGTATTTATTTTATATGGAAGTTTTTTCCCTATAATAGAAACCATATTTCGTTGGATAATTACTTTTTTGTTCCTATTAATCATATCTAAAGCATGGTTGATACGAGAGATACGCTGTGTATATTTTGCAATTGTAATATCTGTCTGTTTTTGAGCAGTACGAGATGTCATTGTATCGCGCGTGGTTTCAAGAGTTTGCATTTCATTTGTTAGTTTCTGTACACGCTCATTCATATCTTCTGGAGTTCCATAAACATCATCGGTCTCTTTTAGGGGAGCATTCAGTGTTTTTATATTTATTCCAAAATCTTTTAAGCTTATTGTACCCGGAATTGTACCTTGAAGCGTATTATATCCACATGCATTATTATGAAATTTATATATGTATGCATTCGTTTCTTTTGGCTGTATTATTAAACTGGCATAACCTTTTCGCTTAGTGTCTTCTTGTAATATTTCTTCAAATAATTTTTCATATAGTTGTTCTTTCACCTGGATCGATCTATCTAAATTAATTTTTTGATTCGAATAACTATATATACTTATATCACGTATAATAGACGAACTATCTATAGTAAATCCAAATAGATTATTTACGACGGTTTCGTCACCATAAATATTTATATTTGAACAAACATCTCTCTTTACATCCGAATAATTAAAATTATTAAAAGCAACACGGGCGTAGTTTTGTCCATCATTAAATACATTAGACAATGGATTTGGGTTTAATACAAACGTATTATTTGTTTGAATATTCGTTGTCAGTTGACTAAACTCATTATCATCTGTAACCTTACGGAAACAGTACGCCCATGATGATGGATTTCCACGATTTGTATTTGTTGTATCTGTAAAATTTAATATAGGGACATTTGATCCTAACTTCCAGTTTTGAAGAGTAACTTTACATATTCCTGTTTCTGGTAGTTTCTTAATCTCATTCATTACCATGTTATAACTTTCCGTGTTAGCTCCATAATAATTTTTCAGTTCGATATCTTTCATATTAAATATTCCTTCATCGCATTCATTTACCAATGATGTATAATATACGCTACACTGCGTATCCAAATCTGTATCCGTGTTAGTATTTATATTCATATCAGTATAAGATGAACTTGAAAAATTTGTTATTAACGGGGGCGGTGGAGGCGGAGGCGAAACAGGTTTTGGTTTTGGTTTAGGTTTTGGCTTTGGCTTTGGCTTTGGTTTCGGCTTATCAAATATATTCTTTGCGAATCCAATAGCATTATTGAATATAGATCCTATACTGAAATTTTCTATCTTTTTCTGTTTCTGTTTTTCAATTATATAGATAACGACTACTATAAATAAAATTAATAGAACAAGAAGAGTAGCAATTATAATATAACTTTTTATACCCATTATAATTATAGTGATTGTAGTGTTTTCTTACTTGTTTTCTATATTTTAATTTTGAGTATATGGGTATTTGATTATTCAAACTTTTGTTTTTGATTTTTGTACTTATAGACATTACAAGTTATCTCTATAAAAAGTAAGTAGAACATCGTCGAAAGAAATTTATAGACATAATGCCAATCGAAGACGTTGATTATCTTAAACAAAATAGTATTATCCAAAGCTATATATTTCTAGTCGATAGCAAAGACCGTGATCACGAAGCGTACCCTAATCCTTCAGAATATGTCACTACATTTACAGCACCATTTGTAAATGTTATTGGAATGCAATTGATGGATGCATCTATACCACGGACGATGTACAATATAGATAGTTATAACAATACACTTTCGTTCTATATACGCTCTTACGGTAATACAACACCTCTGTATAGTATCTCAAATTATAAAACAGTAACCATTGATCCAGGGAATTATACCATCCAAACATTGATACCTGCTCTTACGAGTGCTCTGTCTATGAACATTAACGATAGTTCAAATTATCCATCGGCAAGTATTATGGCAAAAACATTATCCAATCCGCCGGAATTAAAAAACAAGATTGAATTCCGGTGTTCTTATCCATTTGCTTTTGATATGAAGAATTCTACCATTGCCGAAACGCTTGGTTTTGATCTATTTCCAGTGTCAAAAGAGAGATATCTTTATAGAAAAATAAATATGCCGATAGACCAAAGTAATCAACAAGTTTTCGGTAGTGTAAACTTCGCTACAAGCAATAGTATTTACGGAAACAATACAGAAGAGTCTTCCTATTGCAATATCCTTTATCAGTCATTGGATAGCGTGAATGCTGCTTTGGTAGATGTATCAAGCAATCATTATGTAGCACAATTATTTACTGTCCCGGCAAGAGCATACATTAGTAGTGTAGCAGCGGCATTTAATCAAACTACAGTAAATCCTGTTCCATATTCCATTGTCAGGGGAACTTCAAATACTCCTCTTTATAGTTTGGATACCTCATTTAATGCTTCAAATACATATTCACCCGGATACTCTAATTATGCTACATCCAATGCCCAACAAATTGGCGATTTTGTTACATCCAACATAACAACCTATATTATTAACCGTTTGACCTCTAACAACACATATATAACTACATCCAATGCGAATACATTCTCGGGTTTTACTCCAAATATATATGTGGATATAAACAGCAATATTGTAGCGCCTGTTGTACAGACGATTCATGTTTCTGGTATTACCGTGATCGGCGGTATCTCAAATGTAACATCAAATGTCGTCAATAATATATCGTCAAATATCACAACAAATTATCTATCAAATGTGACCGTATATACATCACCATTGATATCCTCCTCGTTTGATATATCGGATACACAGGGAGGGCTTTCTACCTCGGTGATACAAGCGCCACCCCTCATGAATACAGATAGATATTACTGGCTTATGATTGGCAGCAATACGATAACACCCGGTAGCAATACAGATGTGTATTATTGTAGCAATATACCAAATTTACCGGGTACAGTATTGCTCCGTAGTACAACTTCGGGTCTTACTTGGACACCAACGATCAATGGTGTATCTACTTCCAATCAACTAGTTACAAATATTGATAGTGATCTATTGTATTCGGCACCGATTCTTTCGGAACCATACAATCTCTTTGTAGGACCACGCGGTGTATTGCGTAAACTTTCCGTTTCTTCTACAAAATATGTAGCACAGCGGTTTATTGTAAATACGAGAACCTTTTTCCAAACAGTAAGAGCGGCATTTGCTTTTGACAGTGGGTTTCCTGTGCCGTTTTCCGTTCATATTGGGACAGAAACCGTACCATATATGTCAACCGATTATATACTTTTCACTTCCAATATGAACATTGATTTTGTAAATGGTACATTGTCTGAAACAACGATTACTACACCCGTATTGCTTGTAGAAAATATATATTATTGGCTCGTGTTCGGTAATAGCTCTATGTCCGGCGGAACCGATATATACTATAATGATATTAATCCGTATATTGGCGTACATACGCTTTATAGTACGACAGATTCGGGAACATCATGGATAACTCCGGATGTAGCAGATATCAATTACAATTTATCTGTACAAATTGTTGTAGCAGATGAATACAACCGTATTGAAGCACCCGGTATTTTCAATCTTATTGGCGAACCATACATTATTGTACGATGTCCAGAGATTGAACAAAATAGCTTTCGCTCCCTGTCCTTTATGAAAAATACTCTTGGACTGGCAAAAATTAATTTGGGTATTGTTGGATATGCCGATACACGGTTTGATTATAGTTCTGTTCCGGCGCGAGATTTCCATCCCATTGGAAAGTTCTCCAGAATGTCGTTGCGTTTTGAAACAGCAAAAGGATACCAATATGATTTTAAAGGCGTAAATCATACACTGACATTTGCAATAAGATATTACGAACCAGTACAAAAGAATAAATTCGAACAGTCCATTATGAATCCAAATTACGATGGTAATTTCCTAAGATATATGTACCATCGCGGGGATGATAATGCAGAGGAAGACAGTGATGACGATGAAGAAGACTATTCGCGCGATAATATAGATAATTATCGTGTGGTAGAAGCCAGAAATAGCCCGGAACGATTGGAACACGAAGACCGCGAAATGGGATGGTATTATAGACAATAATACCAAATTACAAATTATTATTTATTATTTATTATTTATTATTTATTATTTATTATATTTTTGATGCATATACACCGTTCCATGTACCACAAAATGGTTCTACCACAAGTCGTGCTACATATTCATTGTATACTTGAGGAGTAATAACAGCAGGAGATGTAGTTTTAATAGACTGTTCCATTACTTTTTTTGGTTCTTCGGGAATTTTCTCAGGAATAGAGCTTTCTATACCAACGGATTGGTTTTCTTTTTCTTGTATTTGATTCGTATCATAGGGAGCAGGGGTCGCAGGGATAGCAGGGGTAGCGGGGGTCGCGGGGATAGCAGGGGTGACAGAGACAGTGGCGGTATCCGTTGTAACAGGCATACCATATGAAGGATATGAAACAGGATCGGGTATAGAA